TTACTGTTTCTTGGCTACTGGGTCGTTTTTGCAATTATAAGTGTAGTTACTGTTGGCCCTATGCACGGTCAGATAGAAAAGACCATCGTCCTACCGAGTTATGTCTCAGCACAATAGACGAAATAAAGAGACAAGCACGTGGTAATGGTTTTAATAGTTTTCATTTTAGTTTATCTGGCGGTGAGCCTACTTTTCACCCTGGTTATTTGGACATTCTTAAACATCTTGCGAATGATGTTGATAATACTAATTATACTAGCGTTCACATGACAACAAACATGTCACGCAATATGAAGTGGCACAAAGAATACGTAGAAGCAGTTAAGCCGTTCCACCGAGCCAGTATCACAGCTAGTCTACACACAGAACACTTAAATACAATTGAGAAGATGCAAGACTTTGCCGATAAATTAATCTTCTGTCAGGAGCACGATGTACAGGTTACAATCAATATGGTTATGGTTCCAAACTGGTTCGAAAGAGACTGGGAAAACGCCCTGTTCTTCCACGAGCAAGGAATCAACGTCACACTCAAGCCGCAATCAGATCCTACTGCGAGCCGTGTGGTCGATGGTTACAAAGAGGAAGACTTAAAACGTTTACACAACGGTATGCCACAACGTGCGTACACAGAAAGTAAACGCAAATGGGAAGGTCGACCTAAGCCAAGTTTTCTAATACCTACTGGGGTAAATGGAAAAAATGACGCAAGTGTGCCTTGGCATATGCAGATTGAGTTTGAGGACAAGGATGGTAAAAAATGGTACATGGACCAGGCTGAGAGATTCAATGCTTTCAACTTCAACAACTTTAAAGGCTGGAGTTGTAATTCAGGATATCAAGGAATTATTATTAGAGAGCCTGATGGAAGCATCAAGCGTAGTTACAGTTGTGCGGATGTACCGCTCGGCAACATAGAAACAGGCTTTAAGTTGTTTGACAAGCCTATGCCATGTATAAGTAATGCATGTGTAAGTAGCGCAGATAGTAAGATACCCAAACGCAAGATTTAGTTTGGAACGATATGGAGAAATAATATGGTATTACCACATGAATATATTAAAACTAGCATAGATACAAGCCAACATTGTCAGCGTAATTGGGATTTGTCAAAATCTGTTACACAAGAAGATTTAGATTTGATGATCCATGCGGCAACGCAGTGTCCAAGTAAGCAAAATTTTTCATATTATCGTGTTCATGTTATTACTAATCGCTCAATTATCGAGACTATACATGATTCTACAAGTGGATATATTACGGCAGACGATAAAATGTTAACAAACAGCCAGTGTCTGGCAAATGTCTTATTTGCATTCGAAATTGTAGGACCTAGTGATAATAGCAAATCTCATAACAAGAGAACAGAAAATGGAAATAATAATCTGATTAGCAGAGATTCGCTTATGGCGATAAGTATTGCTACTGGATATTTAAACTTAACAGCACATATGCTAGGATACTATACGGGATATTGTCAATGTTTTGGTAGAGATACAGTGAGTGAAATATTAAATTCAGGCAATATAGAGATATTACTGGGCGTTGGACATAACAATCCAAATTTAGATAGAAAAATACATCACTTAACCAGCGATGATGTGTACGCATCATTTACAAAAGAAGTTACTGATGTGATATATTATAAATGAGAAATACTACAGATTTTATTCAACTTGATTATCCAACATATGATTTGGAGAGTGAGTTAAACTCATTGCTGAAGAGTGGTGTAATATCTTGGAATACTTATAATGGGCAGATTTGTATTAATGGCGTAGAAGATGATCCGGATAATCAATCAATTGGATGCGGTAGTTTATATTATGATTGGGACAATTCTTACTACGACGATACTGACAATCTTGTAATACCAAAAAAGAACATCGTCTATAATGAAGATGATTTTGTAGTATTGAACTCAAATTTTCGTGGTACATTGTTTGAAGATGTGCATAATATGTTAAAAGAAAAACATAAAATAGGACGGATGCGAGTGATGAAATCCAAGATGAAAACTTGTTTGACGTGGCATAACGATAGCTCTACTAGAATACACTATCCTATCAAGACACAAGAAGGATGCTTGATGATAATTGAAGATCAGGCATTTCACATGCCGGTTAACACATGGTGGCACACTGATACTACAAAGAAGCACACGGCATTAAATGGTAGTACCATCGATAGAATTCATCTTGTTACTTGTATGATCGACGAATATAATGAATAAAATTGCGTTAACAGGACATACCTCTGGCCTAGGTCTAGCTATTCACACTCAATATCCAATGGCTGTTGGGTTCTCTCGTTCTAATAACTATGACTTACTTAATTCAGATAACATTACTAAGATGTTAGAACAAATTGATGACTGTAATATTTTTATCAATAACGCATTCCCTGCGCTCGCCGCAGATAAAGTCGAGGGCATGAGCACACAGCTTGATATATTGTATAAAGTATATCAACTCTGGGAGCAAGATAACGATAAGTTAATAATCAACTTAGGATCAAATACTAGTGATGGTATAAAGAAACATATTTGGCCTTATGCTGCTTCAAAAGCTGCTAGTGATAAGGCATGTGAGCAATTGTCATATATCACATCAGGACCATCGGTTTGCAATTTGCGCTTTGGGTACATTGATATGCCGCATGTCAATGCGTTTGCTCCCAATGAAAAGAAATTACCACTAACTACTGCCCTGGCTACAATACAACATATAATTGACTCCTGGCACCAGGGCGCAACAGTGAGAGAGATTACAGTAATACCTTAATAAGATATCTTATGCTTCTGTATATTGATTTCAATATTTTCGATTGATTCAGTAAAATGTATCGTACATCCGATTTTAGGACCATTCATACGTCCTGTCGCATGTAACATATCAGCATCAAATAACAAACCTTTTCCTACGGTATACTTCCACGCATATCCTGTTAACCCGTGATATAAATCTTTTGAATACGGCAAGTATTTGAATAGTTCATCGGAAATTGGGTGGTCTGTGCATCCTTTTACTTCTGGCGAATCGCATGGTCTGCATCGTAAGGATTTGTCATAATACATATCTTTTAGTTCTTCGTCAGTTTTGTCTGAGAATATATCATGTATCCAACTCATGCCCACATCACTGTCGAGTCTTTGATCAAAAATAACAAACGTCTGATCTGGATTGTGTGATTCGATAGGGATTAATAGGATAGTCTTCTTGCCTGTCTTCATATCACTATGTACAGCAAACGGGTTAGCATGATTAAATAAGCTACCAACAACAACGGTTGATGGGTCGATAAATTCACTGATAATATCTTTAATATCTTCTTTGTCTTCAATGACTGAAACATTTTTCATTGTGTTTTTGTTACCACTTTGTGATAGCTGTGTAAACTTATCAATGACGGATTGTGTTAAATCTATTTCAAACATTTATATTTCCTTTGTATTAATTGATTGCAATGATGACATAAGAACAACACATCCAACCTTAAATTCAGATTGCATAGCAGTACAGTGTAGTTGACTGGACTTAAACATTAATGCTTTGCCCGGCTGTTGATCCCATGTAATGCCACTCAGGCCATGATAGAAATCTTCATTGCCGTATGGTAATAATTTTCTAATATGATCCGGAATATCATGCTCGGTTAACCCACTCACATCTTTTGTATCACATGGACGTATGCCCGTCAGTACGTCAGACGCCAAGTGATCATTATCTGAGACAGACTTCTGTACTTCATCTGGCACTGCCGGCTTGTGTCTGATATGATCTACTCCCTCTAGGCGCCAACTTAGACCGTATTGTTCAAACTGTTGGTCGAAAACTATCAGTGATTGGTTAACGTCTTGCTTTTTATGAAGAGGAACACACATGTTATATACACTATCTCTTTTCCACCGATCTACGTGTAATGGAATAGGCTGTGTATGTGCGTATATGTAAGCAGTTTTCATAATGGATGTGTCTAAATAGTCACCGAATGCCCGCTCACGTAATTCCTCATCGACGTTCATGTAAAATGGATCAGGATCTGTTGTGATGTCAACATACTGTGAAACGTGATTCAGTAGAACTTGTATAGAACTGTCTTTTATGTCAATCTCAAATGCCATCGAAAGTTAAATCTTCCTGTCCATCCAGACTAAACATTAATGCGATACGCGGAGAGTTACTATTGTTTTCGACCGAGTGAGCAAACCCTGTATTTAAAAAATATGCTTTTCCTGCTTCTAGATTATGGTCTTCTAAGTCGTCCTTGCGTTTAAAAAGATTTCTAACTTTTGAATTAGTATAAATTGGAACAATAATTCTAGTGGCATATGTTGGATCATAATCAATATGGAAAGGAATAACTTTTCCAGGTGCTAGTTTTGTGATACGTACTCGCATTGCCGATGCGCTAAACATATTTACAATTTCTTCGAAATACGATCCCGTGTACAATTCCGTTGGTTTATTGTATCTAGTTTCCTCACGACGACGAATGCGTTCCTTGACATCGGTAGTGTACTCTAGTTCTTCGCCATTTAGTTCGGTTAAGTTAATTTGTTCAAAGTTGTCGTATACATCCTTTACGAGTTCCATGTGGTTCTTACATAGCGCTGGATTTGCTGACACAACATCGATAAAGCTAGACGCCGCGGCATCGCATTCGGATTGTAATCTTTCTAAGTCGAATGTTAAATCAAACTTATGTATACAAGGTAGTTGATGCTTTCTTCTTTTCATAGTATTCTCCAATTTCTGTTAGATCGATGCCAGCTTCTAGCATCTTGTCTTCATAGTTAATTATATCTGATAGCTTGTGGAATTTTGAAAATGGAAAATCTAAATCTTCGTAGTAGATGACATTTCCTTCTACAGTATCAAGTTGGTCTTTAATATAAAAAAATTGATCTAAAGATTTTTTTAAATCAATTTTCGTGTTAATATTTATAGTCCTAGCCGCGGAGACATCCATTATGCCGGCAGTCTTCCAGTTTGCCAATTCTTGCCACATAAAACTAAGAGCCCATTTCCAGATGCCTCTGCGTTTAAGAACAAGAATCTCGTCGTTTTCGTAAAAATCCTTAAACCAGTTGTTATAGTAATCATAATCCGGAGTAATCAGATAATTGATATGGTGCTTGAACGTATAGTTAATGCCTTTTTTCTTTTCAAGATTTAAAAAGTCAATTTTTTCCGAAAGGCTAGTTTCGGGCATAATATCTGGATTTAAGAACTCTGCCTTTTGATGAGGTTTTCTAACTGATGGATCGTTTAAGTTTTCGATGTCGATATGTTCATACACATACGAACTGCCTGTTCTCGGGCCGCCTATTAATACTTTCATGTTATTTCGTCTGAACTTATAATCAAGTCTGAGTTAGGTTTCCATATAAAATCTGGATCATTCAATCTGATACTATACACGTACTGTACAATAGGTCCAGTCTTAAATAGAAAATCTGTTTCAAGTTGGAGACTAGTGTACCACTCACTATCGGTCCACTCATTAAAACTTTTGACTGTCATTTTCTTTTTTCGTTGATATAATGCGTTGATGGCACGTTTTGTAATATCATGTGTGATATACAGAATTTCGAAGCCTCGTTGTCTTGCCCACTTGAGTTGATGTTCGCCCATTCTTAATCCACAATGTGTGAATCTATATTCCTTGAGAATGTGATATCGACAAATTCGGACAGCAATATCAGGATCGTTTGTATAATGAGAAGCCTCTGCCGCGGAGATTGAAATAAGTTTATCTCCTATGAAGCACATCCAGGTTTCAATATTCTTATCATCCGGATCATATGACCGTGCGCTGTATTTTTTAAGACTGTCATTGCCTTCTTCGATACTTTTCTTTGCGAAATCCCATATTAACTCACGATATGCGTCTGGATCTTCGCTGTATTTACAGATCGAAATGTTCGGTTGTGATTGCATATTCTTTGTACCTATTCCAGCTTTTTTCTAATAATTTATGCCATTTTGGCATATCATATACGCCATGTACGACAAGTTGAACTCTATCTCGCATATCAAATCCACGATTGACACCATGCTCATATACCGCACCGTCGTATGCGAAAGCATTTGTTTCAGGCGGCAGCATTGGATATACTTGTGTCGCGTCACTATTTTTTGTCATATAAAAGTGCTCTTCGCGCCAGTCTGTCACCTTACTCCATCTAAAATGTAAGTGACTGGGCGCTTGAAGTTTAAGTACTTCTGCCATACCCAACTCTTCATCATAGTGAGCAGGGATAGCAGAGGGAGCTTGGACAAAAAACGCTTGGTGTATTGTTTCAAAAGGTAAATTCTCAATGTAGTCAACAACATGTCCAAGTTCTTCTTTGGCAAAATCAAACCAGTCGGGGTGCTCTCCTGCCATTCCACATTGGTTTGGCTTTAGAAATATAAGTGAGCCGGTATTCTTTGTTACATAAAAGTTCTTCTGAAGATCGGGATCTTCGGCCAATGTCGCTATCTGGTCCATATCTATATCCAATATAGGAAGATCAATCGGAGACCATACCATATCTCTGTATCCTGTATATTCTTCGTCGATAGACAAATATTCATATGTGGGCCGATCAATTTTTACCGCACAGCCCGGATCATCGTTTAGATAACGACGGATGGGTATACCATCTTCATTGAATTTAATATCATTTTTCTTAATATGATAGTTAGCTGTATTGAACATCCAGTATAGTCCTTTTCTTACATGGTATATCTAGCGATAGATGATGTATTATATGCGTATATTTATCAGTAAAATATTGTAAGTTTGTGTATTCAAAGTCTTCAATGTTGTCATCGCTTACTTCGTGAATAATAGCTCTCTTGGGCTGATAAAAATAGCATATATCCTCGAACAGTTTTTTAGGATCATCTACATATATTAATACGCTACTGAATAATACAACATCTACTTTAAAGTTCGGAGTATATAAATTTTCCCATGATCTGACATCGAACTTCTTACTAGGATATAGTTTCTTTGCTAATTCGATTGGACCAGGACTAGTATCGATCCCGTAGTAATTGTATGTATAATCTTTCAAATAATTGTTGATTGTTCCTGTACGGCATCCTATGTCAACAATACCTGTTAGCTGATGCTTGCGTATTAATGATGCCTGATAACTATATATCGGCGCAGCGCCGTCACCGTCCAGATATGACATTTCTGATATATCATATATTTCACGTAGGTGTGATTTGCTGATAGTCACAGGCAATTCTCCATAACAATCTATTCGGATCGGAGACCGGAGTACGTCTATGTAGTGTCGTGAATTGATCCATCAATAACAAATCGCCTTGCTTAAATATGTGGTGGTACTGGTACTTAGATTTAAATATAATATTTTGTAATGACTGAATCATAACTTCATGATCAATTACTTGCTTGCCTTGCCATGCTTTTGAAATGAAATGATAAGGAAAATAGAAATACTCCTGTCCAGATACTGGATGTTCGCCGACTAACGATCTAATTGAGCCTTTATTTTTTGACATAAACTCAAGTTCTGGGTCATCTTCTTCGAGATGATACATTGTATTGTTTTTAAACTTGATACGAATCTTAATGCTACGCCAATAATCTTGTTCTTCATTACTTAATGTTTCAAATGGTATAGCAGTATTACAAACGCTTAGAGTTGTATTAATATCTTCATTTATGCAGTATAGCCCAATAAGTATCTTATCTATGTTATGTCTACTATTGCCATTGCTGTGCCATCCTAGCTCAGTATCGCCGAACATACCTATCTTATTGCCCTTATCGTCACGTTTCGCCGTTACCAGAAATATCTCTGGATAATCTGTTGGGTTCATGAAAAGGTCTGGTTTTTCGCATTCTCCGAAACGTTTCATGGTCGAAATGTAAGTTTCTTCGGACAATGATTGGTCATAGCCTACTGCAATACCAACTTTTTGTATATCAGATGCTAGTTCCTTGAGTTCCGTGTCGTTATATTCAGATATTGATTTTGATAATATTTTTGGTATCATTACTTACTTTCCTATTATTGCTGATACATATACTTGATTATATCTGCTAGACATAATCTATTAGTATAGTTTCGGTAGAATTTTTTATATTCTGGGTCATCGGATGTTGCTAGCCATAGTACATCAGACGGTGTCATATTTAACTGATTGCATATTTCGCCCTGGTACTTGTTTAGTGTGTTATATACTATTTCGGTGTCGAAATGTTCAATAATTGTTTCTCCTAACCTCATACTGTGATAGTTATAATATTTTGCGCTATTTTGTAATAAATCAAGACGAAAATCTGGCTCTCTTGTCCAACAGTATCCAATTCTATAATTTCTTAATCCAAATGTTTTGCTTAAACTAAAGAACACGCGTTCCACATTATCTGGTATCATGATATTGCGCATTGGTGTACTGCCGACATATGCCAGGTCCAGTACTACTGGAATATCAACAGGTATATCAACATAATTGCCGTCGTAGCTTGCTGGGTTACTTAGATACAACACCTCGCCATCTTCTTTGCCACTTACCCATTGATAATCATCAGTTGCCATTTTAATTGTACGTTTTTCTTGCCACATCCAGTAATTCATTGCCTCGGTAATACCATTAGTGGCATAAAGATGCTCGAATGAGGATAGATCACATATTGGAGCAATCCATTCGGTGATATCACTAGTAAACTTCTTAACTTCGTCGTGTTGAATAAGAGTATGTTTGCTGACTACATCTTGGACTGGCGCAATTGGAAATGTTCTGATTGCTAGACTTTGATTGAGGATAATATCTTTGAAATCCATCTACGGTTTTCCCGAATTAGATTGAAAAATCCCGTATTTAATAAACTTCTCTGCGACCCAACCACCACTATCGAATCGATGTAATCGTAGGCGTCTAAAGTTGTTATGATGATTGAGGTGATAACCTTCGCCCGCAATCAGTAAATTGAGCCACGGCTGATTACTTGGTACTGGATAATGACATACCGTGTTTAATAATCCAAATCCTACTTTTGCGTGTATGAATGGTATAAGAGCAAATGCTACAAACAGTTTTGGACTTATTAATATTGTAATAAGCCATACCGCAATCCATATCTTACGCCAATGTTTATGACAAAATACAAGTCTAGGATTGGCATACAGGTCCTTAGCAAACTTTGGCGAAATCTTAGGAATGCTCCAGGTTGTAGTAAGTACCTTGAAAATCCCAGAATGGACTGGAGAATGTGGATCATGTTCCGTGTCGGAGTAAGCATGATGAATTCTGTGTGAAGATATCCAGCCAATCGGAGTACGAATTACTGCGATCATTAGCATTCCGAGACCAATTACTTCAAACCAAACTGGTGCAGAGAACTGCTTATGACAGAAGTAACGATGTAACAGTATTGATGCTCCAAAATGAGAAATTACAGTGCTCCATAGTAATCCTAATATTATAACTAGTGTCCAACTCATTTTATTTCCTTTAGTATATCTATTGATTCTTCCCATGTTTGAGAACAACTCTCAAAATTAATATTCGCAATCACACGATGCTGAGTCCCTGTGTTGATAGCTTCATGCCATTGTTTGACATTCCATAGTACGGGCCTATCAGTTAGCGCATAACGACATGCTGCGTCATCGTCGGATAATAAGAATCTCTCGTTGTTCTTTTTATAAGTTTGCCAGTAATATTCACTATAGTATACTCCTTGTGTAGGATCTGTGGGAACATACCCATCAACATCTTCGAATTCCGGCCATGATGTGATTGTATTCTCGTCGCATCCGGCGATAGGAAAAATAAGCGATGCGACAGATGATGTATAGTGATGTCTGTGGCAGAAGAATAAGTGTTCAACCTTTTTAAATCTTGGATCTGTAGGATCAGACTGGAAAAATTTAATTGCGCTCGAAAATCCGAAATTGCTTAATGTATCACTTAATTCCTTGTATTTTGGAATATCTGACAGATAAACTACTTGCATAAGTGGCTTATCTGGATCAAACAATCTATAATGTTTTTTAATATTGTCTTTGAAGAATTTAGTCTCTGGCTTTTGCGTGAATATATTTGGCAAATGAGAAAACACTTCTAGGCATTGTTTATGAATCCATTGAAGACGTGGCGTCACCTCTGGCTCATAAACAAATGGACTTGATAATTTTGGGTTTGTTATTACTGGCATGATACTATTTATATCGCCATATTTGCTTTAATACTGGGCATTGGATCATAGCCGTCAAGTATATAGTCAGTTGGCTTAGTAGAGATTAATTCTTTCAGTGTATTAAACGCTGGCATCTGTAATGTTGGACCAGTCATTGCTTTTCGCTCTAACTGTTGGTTAACTTGTTCCATATGATTACTATAGATGTGGCAATCGCCGCCAGTCCATATAAACTCACCTACTTCTAGGTCGCATAGTTGAGCAAACATATGTGTTAGTAGACTATAACTAGCAATGTTAAATGGTACGCCCAAAAACATATCGGCGCTGCGTTGATATAATTGGCAGCTTAGTCGACCATTAATAACCCGAAACTGTGCCATAGTGTGACACGGAGGCAATGACATGACGGGAATATCAGGAACATTCCAGGCACTTAGGATAATACGTCTACTATCAGGATCGTTTTTGATTTGGTCTAGAATAATATCAATCTGATCAACACCGCCGAAATCGCGCCATTGTTTACCATACACTGGTCCTAAATCTTTATTGGTATCGCTATTAAAGTGACCAAGCGCCACTCCTTGAGCATCCGCGTTAGCAGTCCAGATAGTTTTCTTGCCGATTAAATTATCCTTGGTATCATCATAATGAATCTCTGCTAGGCGTCTTTCATTCATGCTGCCCTCTAAGAACCACAACAACTCACTCACTACACTGCGCCACGCTAGTCGCTTAGTTGTGACTGCCGGAAAGCCGTCTCTAAGGTCAAAACGCATTTGGTGACCGAACACAGTCCGAGTACCGGTCCCTGTGCGATCACTTACGTCTTCGCCTGTATTCAAAATGTGTTGGAGTGATTCTAAGTATTGCTTCATAGTTTGCCTTCTGCTCTTAATTGTGCTCTGATTTTTGTAGCACTTATATCATGTATTGTAGCACCCATATCATGTTCTGTCAAGCTATATCCTACACCGCGGCCATAGCTGATGTCCACTATATTAGGAACCTTGGCTACTTCATATTCTTTGTGTAAGGTATATCCATGCTCGACTAAACCCGCTACAATGTTCTTCTTTACATCATAGTAATCATATGGGTTATCAGCCTGACCTGGTCCAGCATCTTGACCCTGGACATCACGGCACATGATAATAACCTGCCCTGTTAGTTCTAATGATTTTACGAATAGAGCAGTGTGACCATCATGCCACGGCTGCCATCTTCCCAACATTTGTACTGTGGGTGCTTTAAAATCAAACATTTATACATGAGCCATTTGAGGTAATACCTGATTTAACAGCAGCATATCGTTGCACTACCTGATGTAAAACCTCATGCGTATCCGTAAACCATTCACTGACATGATAATCATAATGATCTGGCGTAATGTACATTTTGTTGGTATCTGCGTAGCGACTTTCCGAAATAGTATCCATCAATACTGTAAAATCAGCATTGAATAGTTCTCGTGTTTCGTGAGTAGGACACACAAAATCACATACAGCAATCTTATCAGCCATCACTACACCATCGGCTAACATACTCATGCGCATTGATTGTCGTGCTCTGCCGAATATACTAAAATCCCAATCGTCGTATCGTGTGCGAACATCATCAGCATTAATCCAAACACCGCCTAGTAATTTAGCCAATGGTCTAGCAAGAGTGCTTTTGCCACTGCCCGGCAATCCCATAATCAATATCTTCATCGTTTGCTCCATACATCTACATACACATCCCCGCGTATGCCGCTATCGGTTAAGGTAAATTTTTCTTCTATCAATGTACGTGGTAAGAAAGTATCACAGTCGTATGAGCCGCGTATTTGACTTAGATGAATTTCGTCAATGATTGAAAGCAATCCTTCAACTAGTTTTGCTCCACCAATAATCCAAACATCTTGTAGTTTGTTCATGTTAGTAAGGTCAGTCTTGGCATTATCAAATTTAATATAATGATATCCGCCCTTATCTTTATCTTGTGCACTACTAGTGATAACGATGTTATTACGATTAGGTAGTGGCTTACGTGGTAAACTATCCCACGTAGATTTTCCCATTGCTACTACGCCACCAGTAGTACATTCTTTGAACCATTTCAGATCCGCTGGGTTGTGAGGCCAAGGAAGGGTACCGGCTTTACCGATACCCCAATCTGCGTCACACGCTAGTATTGCCTTTATCATCATCTACGTCCTTGTTTAGAATTTTGCTGGTCATTGTTCTAACTTGTTTTTCAAGTTCTTTATAATCAATGACAACTTGTAGATCGGTTACCGGTGAACCATAGTCTTCGGAAAGTTCATGAACTGCGCTCATAAGAAACGAAAAAATATTATCTTCTTCAATCTCGGCAAGATCAGCACCTTCGAACACAATGGAATCACCGTTCTCTAGGATCAAACTCATACTATGGATGAATTCTGCTGGAATATTATCTATGTCCACCTGGTCAACAATTTTTTGAAAGCTGCGATCCCTTTTATGTATTGGCATTTGATGCTGACTTTTTTGTCGATGCTGCCTTTTTTGCTGGCTTTTTTGCTGGAGCTTTTTTTGCCGCTGCTACCTTCTTCTTCAGGGCCGGCGCAATTGCGTAGGCTTCATCTTGTAGACGTTTTGCTTCGGCAAGAAACGTGTCAGCCTGGGCAATCAAATTCTGAGCAATCGCGGTATCATCAAGCACTGCTTCGGCAGTATCAATCGCCTGGTCAATAGTTTGTGTACTATCAAACGATGTCTGTGTACGAGGTGCACTATCAGTATCATCTACCATTGTGTTTTTGATTTCAGATTCATTCATGCCAGATTCTTGCTTGCGAATGATCTCGTTTACTTCACTCAACTTAATCATTGACTGACCATTTGGTGTCAGGACAATTTGGTTAGTTGGGTATTTACGAAGCCGTCCACGCTGGTGTAGAGCTACCAACATATTGGTACCGTCACCGAATTTATTACGATGTGCTACTTCATAAAACTGGGCAGCATCTTGACCTTGTACACTTTCGACAACACGAATAACCTCATCGTGTTCTGCGTCCGGTAGTCGTTCTGTTTCAACGACCAGACAGTGATCAGGATCAACCACTTTACCTTTGTCGTCATAGAGTTGCCTAAACACTACTACGCATTTAACGTCCGTGTTTTCAACTCTGCCTATATGTTTAATATTTCGCATTATGAATACTCCTTATTCTGTTGCGGTGTCGGCATCGTCCGATTCTGCTGCTTGTTCTGCTTGTGCTGCCTGTTGAGCAGCGATAACTCCAATGAACGCAGCAAGTTTATTGTATACTGCGCCAACTTGTTCAGCTTCGTTGCCTTTAAAGGCGCCACGCTGTACAGCAAGATCAATGATTTGTGCTGCGTTTTGCAGATCTGTTACTTCGAGATTTACTTCTGGTGTTGGTTGTGTTTCTTCGCTCATAATTTTCTCCTATGTTAAATTAGTTATATGCGTACTTATTTATTTATCGTGGGTATATGTCAGCTTCTGGGCGATTAGTTCATTTCTGAAATATTCATAATCCATTCGATCCTCGAACCAGATTCTTATTATTTGACTGTCATTTACATCTTCCACATAATGAAACTTGGTAGTATTCATTAATTCTAATATCTTGATACTATCGGATAGGCATGTATGCCACCTGTCCGCGGCTGTTACGGCCTGTCGAGGCTGATTGTCTGACAAAGAAGTGGCACTTATTGTAATTCTGTTCCTCATCATTTCGATCAATAGGTCAGTTCCCGCTAGCATTGCGATATCATTATCACTTAGTGATAAGCCAATGTCTGGTATAATGTATATATCACTCATTTATGCTGCTTCCGCGATTGTTGATTTACTATCGAAGTATACGGATTGACCCCACGGAGCAACAGGCTTGCGATAATCATTCTTGATAAGAAACAGTGTATCGCAATATTCTTCGATTCCCCATTTACCCCAAGGCTCACCGTCTGTGAACATAATGAATTGATCAGGCTCAATTTCGTTCTCTACCATGTAGTTCCAGTTACACATAAAGTCAGTGCCACCGCCGCCAGTCATAGCAAATTCAGTAATTGAACGACCATCGTCGCTTGTAAATTCATCATAGCCAGTAACCCTAGTATCAAAGCACCATACACGAATGCGATAGCAGTCGAATTGATCCATGATACCCTGAACTTCACTTAGAAAGACACGAGAATCTGCTTCGCCAATTGATCCACTAACATCAAGAGCAATACAGATATCAATCTGGTCATCCTTGATGGGACCTGGCAAACATACATTGGTAAACTGGCTCTTACGATTTGGACGCATAAATGATACATCACTTGATATATTGCTTTCAAGCGATACTTGGATCATTTCACGCCAGTCCATTTTAGCTTCGGTAAGATTGCTGATCATGCGCTTAACATCACCGGGTACATTACCTGCGCCCGCGGCTTGTGCTGCCTGGATAACTGCGTTTTTCAGTTCATCACTTAGTGCCTTAGCATCTTCCTCGCTAATAGTCGGTCGACCTTTGCCGTCTTTGTTATCACCTTCGCCGTCACCACTGCCGCCCATTTCGAGGTGAACATCAAGAGTATCTTCTGGTGTTGCGCCATTTTCAATCAGATCATCATACACGCTTTCTGTGTGCCAATCGTCAGACGCATATTTTTTATCATATAATACTTTTACTTTATCAATAAGACGACCGATGTTTTCACGAACCAGCATCCCGTTGATTTTATAATCGCCAGCCATATTCCAGATTTGAGGATCACGGTCTTTACGGCGTAGGAAATGCTCATACACACAGTGACCGACTTCGTGACCAACCAGGAACACGGTCTCGTCCATGTCAAGTTTCATTACAAAATCTGAGTTATAATAGAAATTACGACCATCTACTGCCGCGGTGTTACACCAACCTTGGTCAGTAGCATCCACTAGCTTCAAACGACAGGCAATATTGCCAAAGAACGGCTGCTTAAACAGCATTTTTATACGGGCAGAAACTAGCTTGTCGTGTGCGTTTTTATACTTTTGCATCTGATGATCTCCTGATTCATATTATATATCTATCATACACCATTATGTTGGCAATGTCAAGCATTATTATACGAATATAGGGCCCGAAAGCCCTATATTTTAACATATATTATTTTTATGCCTCTTCGATTAGAGCACCGTATGTTTTGATAAACTCTTTCCAGTTGGTCAAATCACTGAACTTGACACGGATTTTGTATTTACCAAGAGCGATAGACGCAGCCATAACAACCATCTCGGTTTCGAAGTTATCCATTGTAAAGCGCATAAAGTTATCAAACATGGAGTTAAGGTTCTTATCCTCATTCAGATATGCTTCTTTGAGTTCATAGCACAGCGCGGTAGACAGTGAATACTTAGCACTGATATTGTCTGTTTTCAACTGAGTGACTTTACCGCTAAGGATATCGCTTGGGTTAGGCAATGTGCCAGCAATTTGGCGATGCGCTTTGAATTTTAGCGCTTTGCCTTCGCCGATACCAGCAGCAACCATGTCGGTCACTTCTTCCTCGTTAAAGCCATCAACATCGCGGATGGTGTCAGAAACAAACACCCATGAACGTGGAGTAGCAAACGACCGCTCGGCAGAAGATGCGTCGAAATCATATAGATCCTCTTTGAATGTAGTCAGATAGCCAACAACATCAGGATGTACATTGTTATTCACAGCCCAGTCAAACCAGGTGTTGAAATCAGAACGCACCTCATAGTGAAGAAAACGGTTAGCAAGTGGCTTAGGCATACGATAGCTAACGCCCTTGTCGCTATCACGGTTACCAGCAGCAGCGATTACTACATTATCAGGCAAACGATATGTGCCGATAGCGCGGTTATGGATCAACTGATATGCGGCGGCTTGTGTAGCTGGCGCGGCACCATTCAACTCGTCAAGGAACAAGATGATGATATCATAATCTGCTGCCTCTTTCGCATCTGGAAATTCTTCAGGAGGACTAAAGCGCATTTTATTCGCATCGGCATCGTAGTACGGAAAGCCTTTGATGTCGGTAGTATCCCATAGTGACAAACGACAGTCAATCAATTTTGCTGTTTTGCCATCGACGATATATGAATTTTTAATACCTTCCATGGTATCACTTTTGCCGATGCCAGGAGGACCCCATACGAAGAAAGGACGCTTTGTACGAAAGTGATGCTTAGCGTACTTGGTCAATTCATTGAGGGTAATGGAACGAGCTTCTGATGGCGAATCGCTTTTGCGTGTCATAGTGTATTCTCCTGGTATATTTTGATTACTCTGCTATGATAGCAGGAAGATATTTCATTGTCAAGCTTTATTTTAACTTTTATGCGCCGTCGTCCATTTCACAGATGTCATCATAATAAGATGACTCCTCGTATAATGAATCAAACAGACTTTCCGGAATTACTCCTAATCCGACAACCCGACGAGTTTCGCAGTAATGTGTGTAGTCGTCACAATCCTGAACTTCGGGAAGATATGCGTGTGATTTGATAACTGTTGCCATAGTGATTCTCTTTTCTCTGTTACTATACATATAATATACAATAAGATATCACGATTGTCAAGAAAAAAGCGCAACAATAAATGCTGCGCTTTCAATAGTTTATAAAATAATTCAGTTATTAATCGTAATAGACAAATTCGCCTGTTGTTGGATTGTATGCTACTTGCTTAAATCCTGCTGGCAGACCGCCGCCCAATACACTTCTAACTGGTTTAACTACAAAGGTATCAGCTACGATGTTTTCTAACGCGGTGCCACTTGCGTTTAATATAATCGAATTTGCTGCTTGCGGATTTAATCCGCCTGAAAGCGCACCAATTGCTATAGAGTTTGTGCCTTGTCCATCTGTTGCAGCAGTTACCCCAATCGCTATTGCGTTGTCACCTTGAGTTGTTTCACCAGCGCCGCCGCCAATTGCTATTGCGAAGTCACCCTGATCGATGCTGCCTGCTGTCTCGCCAAGTGCTACTGCGCTTATGCCTTGAGTTGTTCTGCCTGCTTTATTACCAATTGCTACTGACTCATTACCTTGACCAAAACCGCCTGCTAGATTACCAATTGCTACCGAGTCAACACCTTGATCAAGAGTGCCTGATTGTACTCCAATTGCTATTGATCTTTCTTGCTGCGGCGCTTTACCGTTTGTAAATGTCAGTTCAGTACCGATTGGTACTGAAAAGTCAGGGCCGCTAGACATAAATATTATCCCTGTATTCAACACTGTGTTGACCGTCTGACCACTGAGGTAACCTGCACTAGTTACTACCGCTCCTGGATAGATTCCTGCTGTGGAGTCAACAATAATATTAGTAGTACCGATATCAATACGTGTTATCGTCGTTGCAGTAGTCACAGCGGCTAAGCCATTACCGGCAAATCTGCCGATGGCAATAGATTCTGTGCTTTGCATGACTTCGCCCGCCTGACTACCAAGTGCTACTGCGTATGTGCCTTGGGTATCATTGCCAGCCATGCCTCCGATTGCGACAGACATAAATCCTTGGTCCGTCTTTCCTGATTTACTTCCTATAGCAACACCAGCCGAGCCCTGCTTATTGCGGCCCGCCTGGCTGCCTAATGCGACTGTTGATGACCCTTGATCTAACCAGCCTGCTTGATTGCCAACTGCTATTGCAAGTGTGCTTTGCGTTGTTTCGCCAGCCTCAAAACCAATTGCTACTGCCTTGTCCTTTTGAGTTGTTTTGCCTGCTTTATTACCAATTGCTACTGAGCTAACACCTTGTCCATTGAAAAAAGAGTGATTGTCACCCTGAACTGGGGCAATGTCCGCGCCCGCGGACATTACAACATCGTGAGTTGTTATATTAGTAAATGTAATTTCTCCAAATGGCTCGGGAGCAGAGGGGGCAGACAATGTTACTGAGGTAGCACTGTCCACCCTAATAACAGTCGAACCGCCACCATCGACAAACCCCGGACCGGTGACGGTCGCGCCTACTTCAATTCCTGCTGTGGATACTACATTCATCTGATTATCAAAAGTTCTATTGACGAAATCTGTAACCACAATCGTTCCGAGGTTGCGTGTGGAAGATATAACATATTGACCACTAGTGAATGCCGGCGAAATGATTATCATTCCGGGAATAATATTTGCATCGCGACTGCCGGTGTAAGTTATCGCGGCATTCAATCCGCCGGACTCGAATTCTAAGATGAGTGAAGTCCCCACATACCCGGCTTGGAAGCCAAGTGATATTGCGTACTCCGATTGTCTATAAAATCCAGCCACATATCCAATCGCTATTGCAGATGTCTCTTGCGAAGTTCCTCCAGCGATAGCACCTATTGCTATTGCCCTGTCGCCTTGGTACTGTACGCCGGCTGAGTTACCAATTGCTATTGCTGATAAGCCTTGTGTGTCATTACCTGCCAGCTGCCCAATTGCTGTCGCGTCGGCGCCTTGATTTACACTGCCCGCGTTTTTTCCAACGGCGATGTTTACTGGACCGTTAGCATTATTAATGTCCGTGATTTCTGCCCAAGTGACACCGCCCGCACCGCCATCTGCTCCATCTGCACCATCATTGCCCGCTGGTCCTTGAATAGATCCGCCATCAACCCAAATAGCGCCATCCCATACATGAAGACTATCGTCTAGTTGTACAATATAAGCATCGCCTTTGGTGTTGGGTCCTGCTGGCAAATTGCCAGCAATATCTACATTACCCTTGAGTGTGATACTTGATCCGTCTGTGCCGTCAGTTCCATCCACGCCTGATTCGCCTTGAATGCCCTGAATGCCCTGTGTGCCATTGGTTCCGTTAGTGCCATTGGTTCCGTCTGTTCCTGCTGCGCCTGTTTCGCCTTGAATGCCTTGAATGCCTTGCGCGCCATTGGTTCCGTTAGTGCCATTGGTTCCATCTACGCCATCTACGCCATCTACGCCGTTAGTGCCATTGGTTCCACTACCACCGACTGGACCCTGTACGCCCTGTACTCCCGTAATGCCCTGTGGTCCTTGAATAGGACCTCCACTTACCCAAGCATTGCCATCCCATACATTAAGACTATCATCTTCTTGTACTAGATACGCATCGCCCTGTACCAGGGTCCCTGGCGGAAGTGCTTCAAGTTCCACAAAAGTAGGCATTTCGCCGAGGAATGTAATACCTAATCCAGCTGCGCCCTGGATGCCCTGGATGCCCTGGATGCCCTGTGTGCCAGTATCGCCATCTACGCCATCTACGCCATTAGTGCCATCTACGCCATCTGTGCCGTTAGTGCCATTGATTCCATTAGTTCCATCTGCGCCTGCTGCGCCAGTATCGCCATTAGTTCCGTTAGTGCCATCTATGCCATCTACACCATCTACGCCTGCTGCGCCTGTTTCGCCCTGAATGCCCTGAATGCCTTGTGCGCCATTAGTGCCATTTACGCCATCTACGCCATCTACGCCATTAGTGCCATCTACGCCATCTATGCCATTGGTTCCGTTAGTGCCGTCAGTGCCATCTGCGCCTGCTGGGCCTGTTTCGCCATTGGTTCCGTCTGTGCCATCTGCGCCTGTTTCGCCTTGGATGCCCTGTCTGCCTTGTGCGCCTGTTTCTCCCTGAATGCCTTGAATTCCCTGTGCGCCTGTTTCGCCCTGAATGCCTGTTTCGCCCTGGATGCCTTGTGTGCCATCTATGCCATCGGTTCCGTCTGCGCCTGTTTCGCCCTGGATGCCCTGAATGCCCTGAATGCCTTGTGCGCCATTAGTGCCATCTACACCATCTACGCCTGCTGGGCCTGTTTCGCCCTGAATGCCTTGTGCGCCATTAGTGCCATTTACGCCATCGGTTCCGTCTGTTCCTGCTGGGCCTGTTTCGCCCTGAATGCCCTGAATGCCCTGAATGCCTTGTGCGCCATTAGTGCCATCTACACCATCTACGCCTGCTGGGCCTGTTTCGCCCTGAATGCCTTGTGCGCCATTAGTGCCATTTACGCCATCTACGCCATCTACGCCATTAGTGCCATCTACGCCATCTATGCCATTGGTTCCATTAGTGCCATTATCGCCAACAGGACCCGGTACGCCCTGTACTCCCGTAATGCCCTGTGGACCCTGAATAGGACCTCCACTTACCCAAGCAGCACCGTCCCATACATTAAGACTATCATCTTCTTGTACTAGATACGCATCGCCCTGTACCAGTGTTCCTGTCGGAAGTGCTTCTAGTGCCACAAAAGTAGCTATTTCGCCGTAGAATGTAATACCTAATCCGGCTGCGCCCTGGATGCCCTGGATGCCCTGGATGCCTTGTGGTCCAGTATCGCCATCTACGCCATCTATGCCATTAGTGCCATCTACGCCATCTGCGCCGTTAGTTCCATTAGTGCCGTTGAGTCCATTAGTTCCGTCTGCGCCAGGAAGACCAGCAGCGCCATTAGCGCCATCTACGCCATTGGTTCCATCTACGCCTGCTGGGCCTGTTTCGCCCTGAATGCCTTGAATGCCCTGAATGCCTTGAATGCCATTTACGCCATCTATGCCATTGGTTCCGTTAGTGCCAGGAAGACCAGCATCGCCATTGGCGCCATCTATGCCATCTACGCCATCTGTGCCTGGCACGCCTTGAATGCCTTGAATGCCCTGAATGCCTTGAATGCCCTGAATTCCATCTGCGCCATCTGTGCCATCTTCGCCTGCTGGTCCTTGAATAGGACCGCCATCAACCCATTCAGTTCCTGACCAGATATGTAAACTATCATCTGCTTGTACAATATAAGCATCGCCTTGAGTATTGTCTGCCACTGGCAAATCACCAACTTCGGCTACGTTGCCTACCAGAATAATGCCAAATCCAGCTGGTCCCTGTGGACCCGGTTCGCCTTGTGGACCCTGTTCGCCAGCACCGCCGCCACCGCCGCCTGTTATTATTTCTGCGCCGCCCGCAGTTACTCCGTCACTTACTTTGAGTGTGTTTGTGACCGTATCGATCCAGACTTCGCCGTCTCTGCCGATGTATTGGTCACTTGCTACGTTTATATATTTGCTTACTAACTGTCTGGTGCTCATTGTTATTTCTCCTACGAAACTATCTGATTGTATTTATATATTCTGCTTATAAAATTATTGTGTTATAGATTAGATTCCATGTGATCTATCCATATATCAACATCACTACCGTAAAGCTTGAACAATACACGATCTTCCTGTCCGAATAGCACAAGTTTCGTTTTGTCTATATAGTATGGATATTTGTTATATTTGTCCATTAGAATTCTGAGCTTGGGTGTAAATTTTATAGTATCTTTATCAAACATATAAATGTCGCATTCAAAGTCCATAAGATGCATAGCAGAAAGGCCCAACTTAGATAAGTTGAGCCCTTTACCATTACGGTAGTTTTTGAATAGATCCCGTACCTTTACATTCCGATAGTGTAGGTTTTCTTGCGCAAATTTCTGTATTTCAAGATAAAAGGCTGGTATCGTCATCGTCTTCTTTTACTATTTCGCCCTGTGTTAGTTTCACTACCTCAAACTTGTTTGTCTTAAACATTTTGTTTAATCGCTGTGCTAAATTAAAAGCGTGACCGCTATTACTAAAACTAACCTTCTTATATTTCGGACCAGGATAGTTTACCAGACTGTTCAGACTGCGCAAGTTAATTGGCGCTCCATCATGAAACACCGCATAAATCGCACCTGCCTTTAGTATCTGCTCACTACGATAACTCTTAGGATCAGTGAATTCCATTAATATTTTTGGTTTGGGTCTGGACATATTATATAATTCTCTACTACTTTAACTCTATTGTATTTAGTCAAAATAGCATAAATAGTATAAATAATATTATGGCAAGATCATTTACAAAAATGGGCAGAGACATTATGATATCTCATGCGGCATTGGTCCACAATGTGGTAATACCAGTTGAGACTAAATATCGACAGATATTAATCCAAGTCATAAAGATGCGTCCAGTCTTCGATGACAATGACCAAAGTAAATGGGTTGGCAACCATACGATTAAATACACGGATATTAATCATATTGGTAGGGATCTCCAGGTCGACGCCGTCGATAGTTATTTGTGGTCTATGAACGCATATAAGCCAGAAAAGCAAGGCCAAATCAGCAAATGGTTAACGATAAATTGTCCGCAACTGTTTCCTGACCATTGCTTTAGTCATGGACCAGATGAATCTAACAGAGAATACTGGCTCACAGTATCTGGTGAGAAAGTTAATGTCCAATGGGTAATGTTCGCTCCAGAACGGGACGAAGGACCAACAAAATGATTAAACAATCTCGACTGTGGTCACATTCTCCACACGAAAACTGCGCCATCCCTGTGCTTTGGTATCCCACACACTAACTACTTCTTCGTTGATCTCTCGAACCTTCTTTTCACTCACCTGGTCATCTTCTTTGACCTGAGGTAAGTGTGATTCATTTAGTGTACAGTCCATAATTCGTACATCGCCGTTGATTTTGGTAAATGTTACTTGCGCGACATTTTCCTTTAGTACTGTTATGATTTCTTCTCTGGTCATTTTAATTCCTATTTCCATAAGTTGCGTTTAGATATTGTGCGTGTGTTTCGGCGTTAGTGCTGATACGGGCTAGATCATGCTTGCCACAGAAGCGCAGAAAGTGTACGCCTACACTAGATGTTGGCTCTTTCTGTACCTGTGTAGTGATACTTTCATCAAGCGCCGTCTTGATATCATCTGGCTGTAGTGTAAGATCGATAAGTGTTTTATTACGATTGTAATCATCTAGTACACGATGCTCAACACCTTCGTGATCAGTCCACCGCTGTAGCATAAAGTTATTCCAATCAAAGCCTTTACTATCTTTGTCAGCATATGCCTCAAGTAAGCCTACTTTACTCTTGGAGCCTTTCTTACGAACACCTGGATAAGCACTGAATACATTATCGGCACTATCACCACGAACACATTTCTCAAACAATACCCAGTTAGGATCACCGATATGCTTTTGGATCTTAGTCTTCTTATCAATGACGGGCTTGCCCTTATCATTGAATGTGCCATTAACCGTGTGATGTTCGTTACTAATGCCGTTGTATTGTGATACAGTAGGGCTTAGTAGCTGATAAAAGTCACTGTCGCTGCTGATAATAACATGATTATCATTGGGATGATTCTGGATCCAACGACCAATAAAGTCATCGGCTTCACAGTTCTTATGCTGTAGCGTTGTACAGTTGGTACGCTTTTCAATAAAGGTACGCAGTTCATCAAAGGCAGCAAAGTACTGCTGATCTTCTTCTTTGTCTTTGGGACTAAGAGCCGCGCGCTTTTCTGTGCGATTTGCTTTATACGGTGTATAAAAGTCCTTGCGCCACGAACGACCTTCAAAGCAAAACACTACATGAGCGCCATCAAAGTCACGCCATGCTTTGTTAATGGCGCCAAACATAATCGAATATGCCATGCCAATTTTGGTTTCAATGTCATCACCACGTACCACGTGTCGAGCACGATAAAACATGTTGAGAGTGTCTACTAGAATATAAGTCATTAAGTGTCCTTGTGTTATTGTTCTGTATATAATTCTAGCACATCCCTGAGGCTATGTCAAGAGTTATTTTTGATTTATAGGGGATAAATAAAGATGAATGTAGTTCGCGGTGCGTCAACACCCAACTACTCTAATGCTTACTAAAGGAGCAATCAGCATGAATATTTATCCCTCTTATACCTATCATATTTCCTGGACAGAACAGGACAAACACTATTATGGTGTTCGTGTAGCGAATCAATGTCAGCCAGAAAAGGACTTATGGATAGAGTATCATACTTCCTCCAATATTGTCAAGTCATTTCGTGAAGAATACGGCGAGCCAGATATCATACGTATAGACAAGACGTTCGACACTCGTGAGGCAGCAGGCGAATATGAGATTCGATTCCTGACAGAGAATGGGTGTGTTATGTCATCGAAATGGCTGAATATGGCAGCCTGGCCGCTGATTGATAGTCGCGGTAAAAATAACGGCATGTATGGAAAAACTCATTCCGAAGAAGCCAAAAGAAAACAGGCCGAGGCTAGTAAGGGAGAAAATCATCCTATGTATGGAAAAACTCGTTCCGAAGAAACCAGAAAAAAACATTCTGAGTCGATAAAGGGAGAAAATAACGGCATGTATGGAAAAACTCATTCCGAAGAAGCCAAAAGAAAAATATCTGAGTCGAAGAAGGGCAAACCACAAGAAAAAGTTACATGCCCCCACTGTAAGAAGGTAGGTGGTATTACCGTTATGAAAAGATGGCACTTCGATAACTGTAAGAAAAAGTCAATCATTATTACACGAATTATGTAGTTTGTCAATAGTCCATATTCTTGTCTACTGAGAAGACTTTAATGTCAGCCCGCGCCGCAACAAACTGATACAGCGTTCTTACACCAAATCCTGTCGCACCTTTTGGACATGTTGATTTACTACCTTCTTCCCATGCCATACCGGCGATATCAAGGTGGGCCCATGCTGTATTACTATCTACGAACCGATACAGAAATTCTGCTGCGGTCGTTGATCCGCCATACGGTCCACCGATATTCTGCATATCAGCGATATCTGAATCAATCATTTTATTCCAGACTGGACCCATTGGCATACGGAAGTAACCTTCGCCACTTTCTTTGCCTGATGCTTCGATTGCCTGTTGCAGAGGTGTAGAGTTAGTAAACAAACCAGCCATTTCGTGACCGAGTGTTCCGACAATTGCGCCGGTTAATGTGGCTAGGTCAATAATGGTATCTGGATTATATTGATTCTGGACTAGTGTGAGAATGTCCGCTAATACCAATCTACCTTCAGCATCGGTGTTGAGATTTTCAACAGTCTTGCCACTTAATGAGGTAACAACATCGCCTGGTTTAATTGATTTACCATCTGGCATATTCTCTACTAAGCCTACAATGCCCACGACATTCTGTTTAATTTGTTGTGATGCGATAGCATGTAACGCGCCGACAACCGCCGCACTACCACCCATGTCGAATTTCATATCACCCATGCCACGAGATGGCTTGATACTAATACCACCAGTATCAAATGTAACACCTTTGCCAACTAAGGCAACAGGACGATCATTGGGTTTACCATTCATGTATTCCATTACGACAACATAACTGTCGCATTCTGAACCTTGACCTACACTTAGTAGTAGATTAAGTCCCATCTCACGGAGTTGTGTTTCATGATATACTTTTACATTTACTCCAAGACCGGCTAGTTTTCGAGAAATACGAGCAGCGTATGTTGTAGGATACAATACATTACCTGGCTCACTTACTAAATCACGAGCAAAAGCAATACTAGAAGCAATGCCAGCATCTTTGCCTACTTGTAGTTTAGAAATCTTGCCATCTGTTTTGTATTTGTCAAATGTATATGACGCCATAGCGGCGCCTTCATTTACTTCCGTGATGTGACCTAGGTCTTCGTCGAATTCAATCGATACTGCCCTGTCTTTGTATTTGGTATACATATCACCGCCGAGATCACGAGCCTCCTGAGATGTTTTTGGCTTGTCTTTAACTACCGTGATGTAATCATAATCTTTGTGTGCGAACGCAAGGTCTACACTTTTTTCCATATCTGTACTAGCACGGACAACCGCTGGTCCTAGTTTCTTTGCTTGCTTAGAATCGGCAAGCACGATGATTGATTTATTCATTGATTAAATTGCTCCATGTTTTTAGTTTGTTTCTCTTTATATTCACTCTAGCGCCCAGTTCGTCATTTGTCAAGAGATTATGTTCTACCATTAGCTCAATCATACACAGGACATCGCCTGCTTCCTCGACTAGTTTATTATGCCACTTGTCGTCAATTTGATCTGAGGCATCGAACTTTCGTAAATGCTTCATACACACTTGTGTCAGTTCTCCGCATTCTTCTGCTGCAATAGCGACGAGTTGTTGGTATGTATTAATAGGACTGGTCATTTTTTATCTCCCATGGTATTGCCACATTACCGCGTTACATTTAGCATGAACAGCGCCCTCTGTCATATCGGTATCATGATTGTGCTGTAAATGTACTGAATTTCTAAGAAATCCTGGCGGAAATAGTTTTAAATTAATCTTTAATTTTTGAATATCATCGCGAGGTTTGTCGGCAAGTGGTTCGTGACACCAATAACATAGACCATGTTGCTCGGTGGTATATTGTTCTCTTACTTTTCTGCGCTGAGCAGATGTTATCTTACTGTAAGGCACTGGCAGAATATATTCTGTCATTTTTTACCATCACTGATACTAGATCCAATTTGTTTCTTACTGCCACAGCTTTTACAGTATGCGATTCTCACAGTGAAATCGAATTCTCCCGAACTCACAATAAAGAAATCATTCTCTAATTTGAAATTCATGCAACAGTGCATAATACTCATTTTTGTATCCTCTTCGGCATATCTGCGGCGTATGTACGCATCGTATGGCTCCTGTGTTTCGATACTCACAATAAGCTTCGTTTCTCATTGATTGCTTCTTGTAAATCAATAATTTGCTCATTTTCAATTAATCGGATAATAGTATTAGTAACACCGATCTCTTGCTGTACCATTCCCAAGCGAAACATTAGTTTTTCTAGTTCTGCTTGGTAAAATTCTAATTCTTTTTCTTTAACAGCACGTTGCGCGTATATATCGCTGATATCTATGATAAGTTTTGTACTATTTTCATTCATAATTTAATCCCATAAGTTCTCAAAATAAGTTCCAAACAGTTTAAATCCGTTTGTCATTCGTTCTTGGTGTGCTTTTCGTCCTGCATGGTCCTTACACACAAGTTTTGATCCGCCAAAGAAACCGTCGTAATTTTTTTCATCTGGACTTAGTACATGATGTTCGTAGTAATCACTTTCCCAATCATCACGACACTTTTGTTCAAACGCCCAAACCATTTCGTCTAGAATCCAATCCCAACGTTCGAAGTGCTTGGGATCAACATCGCCATTCTTGCCGTATGCGTCTAACTGCTTTTTAGTAGCACGTAGTTCTCGTGGAACATCTTTCATGTCTACCATAGGAGCACCGTGTTTAGTTTCTTTCAACTGTACAAGCATAGGCAAGATAATAGGAGCAAGAGTATCGTCCATGCTCCATGTATCGTATTTGTGTATCTTTATACTTGTTCGTTGCTGTTGACTATAACCAAACCAGTTATACAACCAGTTGTGATAGAACCTATGAGTAGGATATTTTCCAATCTTTACTCGCATTCGCTGTATCCAAAAATTGTTTCATCTATTATTTCAACACTAAATGGATCTACTTCTTTACAGACAATATCATCACATGCCCACACTGCTGGTGAGCCATCTTCTAACTCTACAAAATAAACTTTTTTTGTAAGTTCAACAGTTTCTACTCTAACTTTCATTATTCTGCCAACGTTTCTGAGGCAACACTACGGCAAAGATCATTAAACCATAGGTCTACGATTTCCTCGTCATTCTCGCCAGCATACCCTGCTTCACCAAGAAGTCCAACAAAGTCAGCATTCCAGTCTAGTTCAAAGTATCCACGTGTCGGATCATCCTTGTCAAAATGTACCTCGACAACAGTGACCCACGGACCCTTTGCTGTTTCTTTAGTTAATTTTTTACTACTCTTAAAAATATTCTTTAGTTTATCAAGCATCCGGATTCTCCTTCAAATATTTCACACGTTGCGTAATTTCAGTTACTTCAACGTACTTAGGTTCAGTGTATGAGGTAGTGCCTTTAACTGCCGCATTAATATACACATCATGTTTATGTAACGCTGCCCAAGTTTTATTAATGGCAGCTACATCTTTATTGAACTGTTTTACAAGTTCTGTTACTTTAGGATCTTTCATTAATACCATCCCATCATCATACGAGTGTCTTCTGGAACCATTTCGATACTAAACGGAGGATCAAAAACTAGTTCTCTGTTTACAGTTTCGACACCCTCAAGTGCGCCAACTGCTGTTTCAATACCTTCACAAATCTCGTCTGCGAAAGGACACATCATGCTAGTCAGTGTATGCTTGATGTGTACCTCTGTATCTTTACAATTTACTTCGTAAATTAGTCCAAGCTCTTCTACGCTTAAACTGATTTCAGGATCATACACTTCTTTAAGTGCTTCCCTTACAATCTCTTCAGTTACCATCCTAATTTCTCCCAAGGTACATCTTTGTCACCAAAGTGTCCATATACGCAATTCGTACTATAATTAGTATAACTGAATAAATCGAATCTGTCAATGATTCCTTTTGGTGATAAGTCAATTTCATTACGAATAAAACGCTCAATGCTGCGATTGTGTCCGTTACTGTCTACAAGAATACTAGTAGGTTGCTTAACACCAATAGCATAGCTCAACTGAATGTTGCACCAATCTGCCATTTCATCTGCTACTACGTTCTTTGCTAACCAACGTGCCATGTAAGCAGCGGACCGATCAACCTTTGTTGGATCTTTGCCACTAAAAGCGCCACCACCGTGAGGAGCAAAACCCCCATAGGTATCAACAATAATCTTACGCCCAGTAACACCAGCGTCACCATCGGGCCCACCGATAACAAAGTTGCCAGTAGGATTAAGATGCCAGACAGTATTTTCATCAATTAAATCTCCCAGAGCATGGTGTGCTGCTTGTTTTGCAAGCACTCTCGCTGTTTCAATTTCGCCATCAGCATGTTGTGTGCTGATAACAATTTGGTCAATGCGCTTAACGATGCCTTCGCGCCTAGCACCTTCGTACTCCACACTCACTTGTGATTTAGCATCAGGACCTAATACGCTGTCTAGTTTACGCAGTTCTTTTAGTTCTTTTAGAATTTCGTGACTGTAGTGAATAGGCGCTGGCATCATACTGTCTGTATGATTACACGCATAGCCAAACATAATACCCTGATCACCAGCACCAAAGTCATCAGTGCCCAGCGCAATGTCAGCACTTTGTGAATGGATCTCGTTATAGATGTTTAGTTTATCCCAGTGAAATCCATCTTGCTCGTAACCAATGTCACGAACTTTGTTACGCACGATTTCTTTAACTTCGTCTCTGCTTACGTTAAAGTTTTTAACTTCGCCTGCTAACGTAACATGGTTAGTAGTTACAAGTGTTTCGACTGCTACTCGTGTTGTAGAGTCGCCAGCCTTTAATCCAGCATCTACCAGCGCATCACTAATCTGATCCGCTACTTTATCTGGATGTCCGTCACTAACACTTTCGCTAGTAAAAATATAGTTCATAAATGTTTCCTTAATTTGTCGTCTAGGTTTTTAATCGGAGCCTTCATGGCCCGCTCGTGTTGTTCATTTTTATATCCAAGTTCTTTACGTATTTCCGCAGAGTGAAATGTGTAGTCTCCTGCCAACTCGTCATCCTTTTTCCATACTGTCATTAGTCTCTTGGTGAACGACACGATTACACTTTTCATTGCTTTCGTCCACTTAGACGAGATATATTGGATACTCAGCCCGGGAATTCCCATATTGCCGAACAGTTCGCCTACTCGCCGGATCGACGTGACCAATAGTGGTAGCAGAGTTGAAATGAAGATCGCCATCATCAACAAGAAAATACTTATGAGTAACGCCAGACTCAATAACATCATTTCGACTTTCGTCCGAAATAAAGAGATATCGGCGTCAACTCTGTGCGATTGTAATTCTGATATCGTATGTTTGATTATCAAAGAAACCGTTGTGTGAATATTTTTCAGTATTGTTTTCATATTACAACTATACTACTTATCTGTGCCTTTGTCAACCATTAAATAAGCATATCTTCACTAAATACTACAGCATGAGCGAGATTATTAACACAACACACCACACGGAGAATCAGCCATGGCATGGATAATAAGATATACAATCAAGTGGATAGTCCAGGGATGGATTATTGAAAAATTAGCAAAACGTTTAATAAATTGGATGATAGAGAAATATTCATTAGGAGAAAACTTCATACAAAGTTTCACAAAGCCACACGAGGTTGATTGGAATAGTATACGATGGTTCGCAGTGTTTGCTAGAATGGCATATAAGAAAGATAACGATGTAATAAGAGCACATTACAAGGACTATGATGTTTACATTAATGAAATAAATGAAGTGAAATACATCGTCATTAGTGATTCGATAAAAAAAGAGCAATACATTTCTGTTCGTGGAACAAGTAACTCGCACAACGCATTACAAGACATCAACTTTCTTCGTAGCAAGAGCCGTAGACTTGGCATTTCTTTACACAGTGGATTTCACAGAACCGCCGAGTTAATTGCTGATGATTTAATACCTAGACTAGATACAACATGGACCACATGGGTCACTGGACATTCACTTGGCGCAGCCGATGCGCTGATTGTTGGATGGTACCTTGACCACGCTGGGCACAGTGTAGCAGAGTGTATAAATTTCGGTCAACCTAAAGTAACAGACAGTCGCGGTATTCACAAGATGCGTGATAAAATAAAAATTACTCGTGTTGTTAATGAAACAGATATAGTACCGTTAGTGCCGCCAAGTGGTACTCATGTACACAGATATGCCCATAATGGCGAGTTACTCAAGTTATTAGATAATGGCAAATATTGCTTCTTGGAAGAACCTGATAGCCTAAATTATGGCGTAAATAGTTTTTGGTTGTTTGCTGCCAGAGAAAGTTTCTCATTCTACGAGATTGGCAAAGAATTGCCTGACCACTTTATGGACAACTATATTGACAATATAGATGCCATCATAGCTGAAACAGAAGAAGTTAATTGGAAAGATAGACTAGGATATCTGGATAACTCCGGTATAGCAGGCGAATGGATCTAATCTTTCTTGATTGATAGCGTAAATGAACCATTTTCGTTGTCGGTCCACACTATTGTGTCACCTTCTTTCCAATTCATCGTTTCTAACATATCGTCAGGAAATTCAAGAAACAACTCTCCGTTGTCGCTGTCTTCTTGTACGGTCAATGTGTTATTCTGGTCCATGGTAACTCCTTTAGCATTTCCAAATATATATCTTGTCTTGTTTCTTTTTGCCTGTTTGTTGGCCTAGTTGTTGCTTCAGGTCCTCTTCATCGTCACATACTGGTAGTCCGTGCGCGACGGCATCATCATACATCTTAGGACTGATGTTAAAACACACATGCCCTCCTGCTTGTATATTATCAACACACTTTTGCCAAAGAGGAATAAAAAAGCCTTTATAAAATGCTTCGTCACTGTTCCACACTTCCATATGTTCATATATTTCTAAGTTAACATAAGGAGGGCTAGTTAGCACAAAATCATAATCCAGTTTACTGAAATCAACGTCCAACGCACTTTGCCAAATCATTTGTAATTTACCAGACTGCTTTTCTTCTATTAGTGGATTATTGAATTCACTATAGTTACCAAGATACTCCATCATACTGTCATATGCCGGCTTCATGTTGGTGTTTGTGTCAATGCCTGTGTAGCTGATATCCAACGCCCACGCACCAAGCATACGTCCGCCCCAACCTGCTGTAGGATCCAATACACTTTTAACTGAATACTTCTTATACAGATACTTAGCTGTTGTGCTTTTGAACATTACGATACTGCCGAGATTAATTCTAAAGCATTCAAACACATTGCCAGCAGCAGTACGTCCGCCTCTGTTACGCTTACGTGCGCTATCTATAAGTTTACTCCACGCTGATTTATCAGCATAAAGTTCATAGATAGTTTTGCCCTTCTCACGTTTACAGTTAAGCAGATTCTTAAACTGGAAATGATATAGGAAAGGATTGCCATAAAAGTTATTGCGATTCTCAGTAGCATCAAAGTTCTTTAAGTTTTTAAGATCCCTATTCAAATCATCATTACTAATCAGCTTGTGATCTTCCACATCTGTTATTGTAACGCTGTCTAGATTTTCATTAACTGGTTTAAGCATTATTGTCCTAGTAAATTTAATACATTGCCTTCACGTCGATCTCTCGCCACATGTGTAAAGTAGTTAGTCTTGATACCGCCGCCAGCTTGAAAGAATTGCTTACGACAAGTAACAATAAACCCACTCATAAACTCATCTGCGTCTTTAGCTAGATCGTTAAACGTAGCAGCAATCGCATTCATTTGTCCCACTGCGTCATTAAAGTGTGAAATTGTTTCTTTTGTGATTACGTCTTCGCCCATAAACATAGTAGTCGCATTTGCTTTAGCACTGCTCATAATATAAACGGCGCCTAGTTTAGGTGTGCTATCATTCCACATAGGATGCGTACCCTTAGCACTTTTACATTCAACAGCAACAATCTTGCCGTCAAAATCTTTTACTAAAATGTCTGGGAAACTTTGTGAACCGCCTGGTTGTAGAATATAACTACCGCACGGCATATCAGACAGTATGTCGTCTAGTTGATTGCCAAATTCATTGTCCCACCACTCTTTTAGATGCTTGCGCTGTAATTGCGGGAAGTCTGGTTGAACAAAGCCTTGAAAGCCACATTCTGATAGCACTACTGCCACAGCATCTTCATGCCCTGGATTGTAATCACCACTACGGGCATTATCATTCTTATAATAACCCATCTGTAAGATAAGTTCACCTGCTGCTTTAAGTTGTGTTGACATAGTATACTCCTGTACGTTTTTGTCTATAGAATAATACTAACACAAGAGAATACCATTGTCAACTGTTATTTTATTATAAGTTCTGGTATCCAAGGACAAATATCTTTTGTTTTTAGTCCTGGATTCATATCCCATACTTTAACGAAATCTGTCAGATATTCTCGTTCTGTATCGGTTATATTACGTTCCAGATTACATCCTTCGTTGAAAAATTTACGATAAGCTGGCTGATCTTTTTCTGGCAACCAAGATATATCCATTGACTGGACAATATCAATAAATTCTTGTCTATATTTGATTGGTACTAATTTGTATTCTAAGAACGATGAATCCTTTAATACATTACATCCGATACTGATATCGTCGAATTGTTTAAGCCATTCTAGAAATTTAGGCATACCTAGTAAGTTCAACTGCGTAATACATGGCAATACACGTATACCAATATTGTCGTTATCTGTTGACAGTTTATGTAACGCACGGAAGTTCTTTTCAATCGTTGACCATTTTGCGGGATATCGTTGAAACTCTAATGTCTCTTCTATTCCATCTATACTACATATGAAATAAACATGCTTGAACTTTTTTAGTTTTTCCATTAACTTTGGCTTAACACTGGTGACATTTGTGATGAAATATATAGTTACATTTGTCTTGTCTCTGGTTATCAATTCATCAATAAACCATTCTACTTCAGGCATAACAAACGGCTCACCGCCCGCGAACTGAATAATTTCTAAATCATTCAATGTTAGAACTAATTCTAAAATCTTATTTTTATTTTTGAAATCGACATACAATTCATGCTGTAGAGTAAAGTGATTACTGATGCCCTGATCTTTTAACTTAGTAACTACATTTTTTATTTGATCACTGCTATTGACATCACACATTTTACATTGGAGATTACACTTATTGCTAAATCTAACTTCTATCTTTTTAATAGCAATTTCATCATCTACTGGATCTTTTCTTGCACTTTGTAATCCATTATTTTCTAAATTCCAGCATCTCTTACAGTGATCATTCTGAATGCCATTAGCCAAATCATTTCTTATAGCATTGAATGGCTCAAATGTTTTATGCCATTCCGCAAGATCGGTAATATCGTTCCAGTCAGGAGCCTCCCAGCCTCTTCCTTGCATACAGCACTGAGCAATATTATTTTCTGTTCCTAAGAACAATTCCGTGTTTGCTATTTTACAACTAAGCATGAGTTAGGAGATATTTTCGTGGATACGGCCCATTTTCTTCCGAGTGTATTCCCATGGATACACAACTGTCTTTCCTTCATCCGTGAGCAGATGAGCAGTATACGTGTCTTCGACAAACTCATTAGCATCATTATCGGTCAGCACGGCAAATCGTACATTATTGCCCCAGACTGTAGACCAACTATCTTGATTAGGGAAACATCCACTTTCCCAATCTTTTTTGATCCAGTTAAAGATATTGCCAGTATTATTAATGTTATCCACAATAAGAATGTTCTTACGCAGTCCAATATCCCATCGTGCGCCAGTAATGCCAGTCTCTTCAGGATTGTTTACTCCAAACGCTTCCTCTGCCATCCAAAGATTGCTTTCGCAACTGCTGTCATCTGGTAAATTTACGCTTAGTGATTCGCATCGAACATTTATAATATTACTAATGATAGTAGCAGGAATACTGCCACTGCCTGTAATGCCAACAATATAATCAGGCTTCCAATCGTCCTGGTACATTTGCGTGACAATATTCATGCTCATGTCTTCGACTTCTTTCCAACTGTAATAGTGATTTTTCATTTGGCGTCCTTACTCTTTTTTTCATCTTTTGTAAGTTTTTGGTTCCATTGGTTATTACTAATGCCAAGTTCACTTGCCATTTTTTTAGTTTTGCCTTTGGTAATTTTGCCGCCTTTTTTAAGAAACTGTGCCACCAAATCTTCAGTGTCGTTATCTTTTTTAGGGCTATGATTCATCGCCATATTGTTCTCCTGTTTTCTCTAATCTATCGGCAACTCTGATCCCACGATATACTTCCATGTATGTATCGTATGCTTCTTTAAGTTCTGGATAATTTTCTTCTAGGTTTATATTACGTGAAGGCAACATCAATGCTTCACGTAGTTCGTCAATTTCGGCCATAACATCTCGTTCGTTAACCGTTAAATCGCCAGTTACATGAGTATTTCTTATGCTGTTGATTGATATGATGTCATCAGCACCTAATATATCGTGTGCTGCTTGAAGTGGTGTCGTGTTGAGCTGTACCGATCCGGGCAATAATTCTGTTGTTGATGCCCAAGTATTATCTATATTTATGGTGTCACCGTTGTAGGTAATAACGCCGATAGGCAAATCGTCATAGTTATTGCTATAATCATTCATCTTCTTCTCTTTCAATATCATCTTCGTGTAGTTCCGCGCCCATCCATACCTCGATTACCTTGGCTGAATGATTGCCTACATTAGTAGCACGATGCCATGTACATACTGGAATATCTATACTTTCACCAGGTCCGTATGTCTTTGATAGTTTATCGCCATTTGGATAAATCAGATCCAGTCGCGCCAATCCAGAAACTATACACCAATGTTCGCTGCGTATAAAGTGTCTCTGATTACTTAGTGATTTGCCAATATCAATACTAAGCTCCTTGACTTGCCATAACTCTTGGCTGTCAAGAATGGTATAATTTCCCCAGTGTCTGGACACATTTGGCTTTTGCCATTCTTTAAGTATCCAACTACTACTATTCTTTTTATCTTCGCCGCCTACTCCAAACACAAATTCTACGTCCTTGGAATCGCCGTACATATTATATTCGGGAGTATTGATGTTTGTTCTGTCACCACCATTAGCAAATACTACTTTAGTATTGTTGCCGTTGGTTGATAATATTCGCATGATAGCACCACACGCACTGTTGTCACTGTCATTAAATCCAATAATACTATCTACACATGACAGTTCTTGTATAATAGCAGACCGTTCTTTGAACGTCATGAATGGTCGTCCCTTCTTTCGGGATAACCATTCATCACTATTCAGACCCACGACGAGTTCATCTCCTAGTCGTCTCGCTTCTTTGAAGTATGCAATATGACCACTATGTAACGGATCAAATCCGCCAGTGACTATTACAATTTTCTTCATTTCTTGCGTGAGCCGTTGTATACGCCAACGTGAATTTTCAATTTCTTCACGCTGCGATCTTCACTCATCTTCACTGCGATGTCATAGGTGATAGCAGTATCACGAATCATGCTAGTGATGTTGTAATCACTAACCAGATTAGCATATTTTAGGTCACTAAGATAGGACCAAAACAACCGCTTTACGGTACGTTCACTGCCGTCGGTTGATGCTAGGACACCATCATACGGATCGATAATCTTAATCAAGTCCCATTTGATGTCATTGATACTCACTCGTCCTTGACGAAGAGCGCGGATATTAGTTTGTTCAGCCATTGTTATGTAGCTCCATGTTTGTCTGATTATCAGACGTTACGATTGATTGTGTAGATTTAGTCTTCTGATTCTACGATAGAGAGTCTTTTTTCCATGCGTTGCATAGTTTGTAGAATTTCCCATAGTTTCCAGTCCATGGATTTCATCATTTCAAATCCTTGGCGTTTCATGTCATCTTCTGTCAATACGACAGATGTATCGACTTCTTCCAATACTCTAATTTTCTTTACCATTTCTTATGTTTCCTATAATGTCTCGTGATTAATTTCATCTACGAGACTTGATTTTTGTTTAAGGCCATTAATGCTATGCTTGTACTTATACAGCACTTTGTGCCCGGTGTCAGGCATAATATGCCCGTGTTTTGAAAGTTAGTTTACCCATTACTTTTCTCTGTGGCACACACTCGGTGGCGTAAATCACTTGTACTAAATCTGTGATCACGTTTATTGAAGTGTAGATGAATACCGCGTTTGCGACACACATCTTTACCACTAAACTCTTTTTCCCGATACTCTTCACCTAGAAAACGTATATCAATTTGAAATAGTTCTAGAATGTCGAGTAGATCGGCTTCTGTCTGATATGGAATAATCTCGTCAACAAATTTTAGTGCGTTCAGTTGAGCATAACGCTCAACCAAACTTTGTACGGGTTTATTCTTCTCAGCTTTTCTATCTATGGTTGGATCAGTCTGTAATCCAACTATAAGATAATCGCAATGCTCTCTGGCTTCACGCAACATCATGACATGACCGGCGTGGAGTAAATCAAAGGCACTACAGGTGAAACCCACTTCCATGAGTTAGACCGCTTGAGCAGGGAAAATGTATTCGTATACAGCCATGCCGTTGTCTACATCAATTTGTAGAGCACCCATGTCACTGAATTTCATTTTCTTATCGCCATTGAGATTAAGTACAGATTGTACTTCCGCAATAGGATACTTCCAGCTTTGCTTTAGTTCGCCACCAACGTCTGCTTGGAATACAAAGTTACCTGTGTGACCACTATCGTCACCAAAGTAGAACTTCAGATTGCCTGCTTCTGTTTTAGCAATAAAGACAGTTTCTTCATTGTTAGCTTGGCTTTGGAACTTAAACCGTGTTTTGCTGGCATCATGTGGTTCGATTTCCACATTCCATGTCGCGCCTTTGAAACGTACTTCTGGAATACGCTGAGTGACCAGGTCACGCGGCATTAAGCGATAATCGTTTTTGAAGTCGCCCGCAGCATTTTCAAAATGCATACTGAATGGCAATTCTTCGCCGTTGCGTTCACGCTTTTCAATAGCGATGTTAGCGTTAGTAGCATACTCTGGAATATTCAGAATAATATTGAGTTTGTCAAGATTGGGAAGTCCCAATACGCCAGACAACTCACCAATGGCACTTTTATATGTTGCCTTTACGATGACTTTGTTATCGTCATCCTTTGCTTCGACAGTTGTGCCGTTTGTGACTTTAACTGCGTCAATATTTCCGACACCTCGTGTATGTTTAACGATGTCGAGTAGATATTCTCTCATGTGATCTTCCTTTTGATAAATTTAATTATGTAACTGCCTTGAGTACGACTTAATCTATATTCTCGTACCTTGGCATTTGAATGTAACCATATTTCTATTTCTTGTTTAATCAGGCCTTGTCCGCAAATGATTTCACAAGATTTATACTTACTATAATAGCATGTATTCAGGAAGATGTCAACCTTTTTCCACGCATTATGTAAAGTTAAACCATGTAAATCGAGTTTTTGCATATTAGTTACCAAAGTCAAACAAGCTGGCAAAAGTGGTTTTGTCTTCTGCCGCACCAAGATCCCAATTCATAACTCCTAGTAAGTTTTCAATCTTCTTGGTGATAATACTTTCTTCCATCAGATCAGTGTCGAATGGAAGTTCTTTGAACCACGTGGGAATTCTTGTCACATCAGTTGGAATACCGATACTCGTAAATCCCATTGGGTTTTGTTTTAGCTTACACACGATAGTTTTCATGCCATCAGTAATGTCCATGCTATACATGTCATTGTTGATTTGCTTGAGTCTATTGTAGTTGATAGCTGCTCGGACATGTCCTGGCATATTTGCTTTGCCTTTATAGGACGATTTGCCACTCTTCTTATCCTTGTCCCATTCTAGGCTGCCGTAATGTGTTAGCTTATTAACACGCTTTGGGCTTCCCATAGACCAAGGGTCCATACTTCTGAACTCACTTCTGAATTCAATGATACGATCAATAATCTCACGCTCTTTGCTGCCTGTCAGTGTTTTAAGCAGTATTTCTCCGAGAAAGTCTTGCATATATGCTGGCGTATCACTGCGTTTTAGGTCAAGACCCATGGCTTTTACTTTGCCTGGCTTGCCATCAGTATCGGTGCGATAACCTTCGATATCGTATGTGAGAATTGCGTACTTTTTCTTCTTAACAAAGATACCAGTGAGGGCGCAGATTTCTCTACCCGCGGCAATAATCTCTCCCTGTACAGGATCAAGCACATTGTGCGCTTCTGCCATGTAAGTTGGAAAAGTTACGTTTGCTTGTTCACATACTTCATCGTAAATCGCTGTAACAGAATCTTTGTCCCATACGATTTCTCCAGAGTCAATTTGTTCCTTGAAAGCGCCAAACCCACTAAAGTATACGGAGTCAGTATCGCCGTATATGATAGAATCACCCTTGTAATCGTATTTGCCAGTGAATAGTTCGTTGACCTTGGCAGACATATGACGAGCAATACAGCGACCCGTAAGAGTTGTACTTTGGCCCATGCGCGGATCATTAAATCTACTGCCTGGGTTAAGTAACGCACCATACAAACTGTTCAAGTTAATCTTTTTAACAAGTTGTAGTTTATCCCAATACGCAAATTTATCTGCGTCAACACCCTGTAACTCTTTGGCTTGCTTTTGCATAACCTTGCGTTCAGCATACCATCGTTCTAACAATCCAGGAATAATGCCTTTTTTGTTTTGATTAACAATCGTGCCGTTGGCTGTTAATACCCATGGCTGGTCACTATTGAAGATGATGTTATAGATTTCTTCTCCGTTAGCCATAAGTTCTTCGCCATTTTCGAAGTCAATCCACAAATCAATATGGGTATCTTTTTCTAACACTAGTTCGTATTCTGGACAGGCAAACTTGCCATCCCACGCCTTTGCTGCTTCCCACTTAAAGTCATCTAACATAGGCACGGTTAATGTATGACGAATCTGTCCAACAATCGTTTCCGTGCTTAGATTTAGACTTCGCAGAATACTTGGATAAAGACTGTTCAAATCCATTGAGCCAATCCACTCATGTCTGCCTTTCTTGGGTGTAGCAACATATGCGCCAGCGGCAGATACAGGCTGTGGATAATACTTTTGTAATTTATCGTGCTGTTTGTCAGGAACAATCAATCCGCGACTATGCGCTTCATTAATAATCGCCTGATCAGTAACAGCAACCGCGCCCATTGTTGTCTGAATTAGCACCGTATTATCATGCGCAATAACATTCGCTAGATCGATAAACTGTAACTTTGCGTCTAGTCTTACTAGAAGATCAACATCCTGGATAGAATAGTCGATAAACTTTTCAAAGTCTTCGTTGTACAGTTTATCAAGTGAGCCTTCATACTCTACCTTGCGTTCACCAAGTTCATATTCAGAGATAGCATCAAGACTATAGCTGTGCATCTCGTGATATGTGTACTTTTGATAAAGCAACATCAAGTCCATATGAAGCCGCCCGATTGTATCAAACGTCTCCTGCTCTTTGCCGAATTTCTCGAATGACCGTTTCTTTGGATACTTGCCCCATAGACAGAACTTTCGAGTATAATCTTTGCCTAGCACTCGGCCAATACGATTAACCATGTATGGAATATCAAAGCCTTCGCTGTTCCATCCGCTTAGTACATCGGCATCGTCAATCAATTCCAGAAATAACTCCAGCATTTCTTCTTCGGTGTCTAGTAGTATAGCGTTTGGAAATCTTCCAGCGATTGTTAGGGCATCTTCTTTGCCAATGGTATCAGGCTTGATCACTAGACAAATTGTTTTATCTAGCGAGGCAAGATTTATTGAAATTGCTGTTACTTTATTGAACGGATCTTCTGGAGGAGCAAAGCCTAGCGCCTTGTCATAGTCGACCTCAATATCGAAAAACGCAATGTTTAGTTTTGGTGTTGTTACGCCAAGATAGTTATCAGCCAGGCACCGAAATACTGGGTTAATATCACTCTCGAACAATTTCTTGTCTCTGCGCATTTTCTTTTCACGAGCAAAATTCTTGCTGCTGGTACATACAATCTGATCCAACTTATCGCCAAAAATACTTTCGTATTTCCCACGTGGGTCAGGATAATATAACAGATAACGAGCAGGATAGTCTTTGAAAACTCTCTTGCCGTTAACACGTTCTACCACGTGGATAATGTCTTTGTCTTTATCGAGGATTGCATCTACATACATATTAGCTAACAAACGCCCTTTCTTGTACAAACGTACCTTGTGTTTTCTTATTGCCTTCATTAAATCCTAAGGCATTAAAGTGATCTCGTAGATCATTGTTAAATGATATACTTCCACATAACATTATACGCTGATTGACAGAATTGTCAATACTTATTGTGCCGTCTGTCATAAACTGCTGAATACGTCCGTGTAGTTCTGCTGGTTCTTGTGTTACAGTACTAACGTATTCAACGGGCATCTCATTTAAGAAATCCCTATAACAATCCTGTTCAGCATGGAGCCTAGTTGTCCACGTAACAGTGACTTTTTCAAACAAGTCGTATACTTCTGGATCTCGCAGTAAACTAATAAATGGTGTGATACCAGTGCCGCTAGCCATCATTACCAAGTGTCCACCTAGTTCTAGATTAGCAAGTATAAGTGTGCCAGTTGGCTTTTCCCCTACACGGATAGTCTCTCCAACTTTGACATGTTGTAGTTTACTTGTGAGTGGACCGTCTTGTACTTTGATACTATAAAATTCCAAGTAGTCATCATATGGACCACTGGCAATACTGTATGCTCGGTTGGGCGCATCTTCTAGACCAATCATAACAAACTCCCCCGCAGTAAATCTATAACTGCGAGGTCGTTCTGTTCTAATTCGAAATAATTTGTCAGTGTAATGCTGGACCTCTATAACTTTTAAGTCTAGCATTCAATGATCTTTGCCAATCGCAGCAAGCACACTCTCAACTTCGTCAAAGCCCTCTTGTACTTTGGCAAATTCGTTTTTATAAGCAATACGGATGGCCTTGTTAATCGTTGCAGGCTTCATATCAAGTTCTTCGGCAATTGCCTTTACTGTGTCAGATAAGCCGCCTTTGAGTGTTTCTAGCTCACCAGTGATTGAAATTCCTTCATTGATGATTTGCTTTAATTTTGTGATTTCGCTGTCGCTGAATCCTCGTGACATATTGTGTAACTCCTATTTGTGTTAATGATACATTCATACTACATTAGTTTAGTTAGTTTGTCAAGATAAAAATTAAGAAATCCCCATTTTAGCTAATGTAGCGGGTCCAACAATACCGTCAGCAATCAGTCCATTTTCAGCCTGCCAATGCTTCACAGCTCGTTCAGTACCAGGACCAAAATCACCATCAGCATCCAGACCTAGAACTTCTTGCATCTTCTTGACGAGACTGCCTTTACTGCCTTTTTTAAGAAGAGTGGTGCCACTTGGAGCAGAATGCCTTGCTGTTCCTGCTGGCTTCTTTCCAGTGAACAATTCCATAGCGTGTTCCCAGTGTTCCACACGATCTTCCAGTCCGATAGTTCCGCCATTCACTCTTTTGGAAAGCCTGACAATATCGTTTCTATCGCAGTATTTGTTTAGGTCGTTAGTTTTCCAAAACCAACATGCACTTTCTAGGGCGCCTTCTGGGGTGCGAACATAATCAGTTGCCTGTTCTGCTCTCATCCTAACAGACTGGCCGAATTGAGTATAATTGTATCTGCCTGTAAGTTGTAGAATACCACCGCCGCGGAATCTCCAACCATCTCCGGAATCGGTATCGCCATTGTCCATTCTGCCTGCGTAAATAACATTAGCAATTTTTTCAGGCTGTCTATGATAATCATTAGCATCTCTGCCTGCTCTGGCAAAGTATTTTGAAAATAAGCTATTAAGCGCCTTAGCACTATAGTTTAGATTTTCAGTCAATACTCGGTAACCATTAGATTCGTGACCAGTCTGAGCAATAAACCCTGCTACTCTTTCTGGTGTATTAATATCGTATTTTGGAAGAATTTCTACCATGGCATTATGCCATTCGATAGCCATATCTTTCTTCATGTCCAGAATTTCTGATACCTGTCTTGCCTTAAATTCAAATGTAAAACTCATTTTATACTATTCCTTATGTTAGTTGATGTTATTTATTGTGTTTATTTGACGAATGCGCCAATTCTGCCGTGTATGTCAGGATAATCCCTGTAAGTGTATCCGTCTGGTGGAGTAGTATCATCACCTTCCCATACTGGAATAAAATGATTAATACCGCCGATAAAATCCATGTTAGGGCGAAAGTGTATCTCTACTAGTTTATCTACTATATATTCGCAGTTAACCCATGGATAACGACTAGTTGCTACTATATCTAGTAGTATTTTGGGAAGAGGTATACTATGCTGTATTCTTCGCCATTCGTCCCATTTGACAAAGGTATCGGTAGTTTTAATACCTTGAACACATAATCGCTGTATACTCAGATTATAATCTACGCTATAATGTTCGCCTTCGAATACTTCACATCAAAAATGCCCAGTTGGCAAATGGTCGGTATTGTCTTCGATATAGATTTTCTGTGTGTCTAATCCTAATCCTAATCCAAGAGCATTGATACATGGTCGAACAATATAATAATCAGGAGCAGGCACAGATGTACCAACTGGTCCACAAATATATCCCATTTTACGACTGACAATAAGTTTATCCATTGCCCAAATATCATCAGGGTGTATAGATTTCCATACTTGTTCTTCAGTCATTAAAGGCCCTGTTCGCAGCCACTATCTTGCCACACCCAAGTATCATCATTGGTACTGTTACAATGTTCACATTTACAGTTAACGCATACATCATTACTACATTTGCTACATTCACTGTCACAATGACAGTCACATTTACAATTTTCACATTTACAGTTTGTCATATTATGTCCTTTTTATGTTTTGGTATTGGAGTCTTTGTCACCTTCGAAGAATGTCGAATCGGTATCTAGTGCGTTTGGAGCAACGCCCTTGCGTCGAACCATGTTATTTTTGTCAACTGGCTTCGCAACACTAGCGATAGAACCAGAACTAGTTGAACCAGCGCTTGATGTTTCTTCTAGTGGCTTATCATTATTATCTGTGCTGGAATAAAGAGAACTGTATGATTTTCTTATATCATAATCCGCCACTTTATTAAGCGCCGCGCCTATACCGGCAGCAGCGCCTCTTCCGATTCTGCCTGGGGTTGCTTTAATACTTGCCTTACCAGCCGATACTTTATTCGCTACCGCAGATTTCGCTCTACTACCAAGACTGGGCTTTTCTGGCTGAGTGGCACTAGGAGGTGTACTAACTTTAACTTTAGTAGGTGTTGTTTTTGTGGATGCTTTATTGAGGTCCGCGCCAAGCTCTTTATTGACACTGCCTGTGCTTCCACGTGAGCCATCACTTTTAATAGGCGCCCACATAGCACCCTGGTATTCATACTTTTGACCATTCTTGGTGACTGTCGCGCCTTTTGCTGGTTTGCCTTCGTCTAAATTGCTGTCATCTTTATCGGCAACATCATCATCTTCAACGCCACGCTTGGCTTTACTGTCATCGATAGCTCTACTCATAATTGAACGCAATCTTTGTTGTGCTCTCATATTGTGACCTGGTTTTGTTTTGGCTTCATCAACCGAATCATCTTCTGGCAATTCTGGCAATCTTGAGAATCCACGAGTACTTCCAGTTTTCTGGCCATTTGGTGCGGTTTCAATACTGCCTATATTACTGGATGGTCTTGCTTTTGGGCGAAGACTTGTCGCAGGAGCACTTGAACCCATTGCTTGACCAACCGCATTGTTAATTGCGTCTTTGTCAACAGCATATTCGTTCACCACACTAGTGACTAACTGAGTAGTACTCATAGTTGGTGCTTCCATAATAGTCAACATACGAACACGAGATTCGTCTTGTTTAATAAGAACTGGATATGCTTCCATAACTCTCTTCCAAGTTTTCAATCGTGCCACATCATGAAGATCACGTTCATTCAGATTACGATTAAAGTATTGGTTACTATGCTCTTGCGCAACACTTTCGCTGATTTGTTTTTTGACAACAATATTGCTTATCATTTTTTGTTCACTAATAACTCTGTATTCGTCTAGTGGAGATTTCCATTCACGTAACACACGCTCATATTCTTCGAAAGCACGAGACTTCTCTTGGAGATAAAGAGATTTATCATCAGCATAAAGTCCTGCGTATTCGGTTAGACTGCGATGATACATTGTTTGTACTTGATCCCATCCAATAATACCGTGAGCATAGCATTCAAATATGCTGTACATATGTGCCTGAATCATATCGAATTTAGTGTTAGTAATTTCGTAATGTTCTCTTAGTTTTCTGCTTGCGCTTACTATCTCGTATGCTACTTGAATTGGTGTCATTTCTTTCCTCCAGGAATGTATTGTTGTGATCTTTTTAGTTGTAGTGGGTCGTATACTTGTATTGCCTTAAAGTCTAAATTCTTTTTGGCTGCAGAGCCAATTCCAGCAAGTGCTCCCATACCAATCGCTTTTGCGATATTCTTCGTAGTGTTGCTTTTCGTATCGGTTTTCGTATCTGGCGTTATTTGTACCCGGGACTGAGTAGTAGCAACAGGAGCAGTTTGTGTAACTGTTTTACTTATGTCATTTAATGCAGTAGTGTCTGTCTGGCTAGGAGGAATAACAGGCTGAGACATTGCCGTATCTTCCGCATCTAACTCTTTTTGTAACTCTGCTTGAGCCTGAGCATCTGCTTTAGCTTTTGCTGTATCTGATACCGTTTTAGCTTTTCTGGCAGCTACTTCCGCATTACCATCCGCATTACCACGACCTTGTGTGGACACTGCTGGAGTAGAAATCGCGGTATCAATCGATGGCGCCGATACATCTAACTCTGGCGCACCTAACTTTGATGGAGATGTGATATTAATGTTAGGATCTATCTCGGAGGTTGATGGTGTACTAGCATCTGTTGGCAGTTCTGGTGTCTGTAGCTCGGGCGATTTAGTATCAATATCGGTCCGAGTGCCTACATCTGGCGCGGTAAATTCTGTATCTGTCTTTGGAACAGATAGTTGTTCAGGTCCATCAGTAGTATTCGTGGTGTCGTTGAATGGATTAAATGACTGCCCCGATGTGTCGTCAGCTTCTGGAGCTGTCGGCTCTTCTATGCGTGTTGTTGTTTCTGGCTCTGGTGCTGTTCGTGTGATACTATCAGAAGGTTCGCCTTCTATTTCGATCTTCTGTGGACCATCAGGAGTCTTAATCGTAACAACACCATCCTCGAATCCGTTATACTCGCCATCCAATGTAATACCAGTGGTGGCATCTGTGTATGTGATTTTTGCTCCGTCTTCGAGGTCAGACATAACAACAGGACCTTTTTCGAGCGGCGCAGGCTCAGGAGTAAACTCTTGCTCTGGATCTAGGTCTACTTGCGGTCCATCAGCAGGAGTTTTATCAATTTCGCTGTCGACCTCACTACCAGTTACATCAGAAGTTTCGTCGTCTGCTGATGGTTCAGTCAGTGTAGGAGTCCCTCCATCAAACTCTGGCGGTCTGCCGTCTGGGCTGTCAAATTCTGTATCTAATTCTGGTGCTACTAATTCTGGACCAGTGGCACTGGCTGTGGTATCGGCGAAGGGTCCATCTTTCATGCCAGATGTGTCGTCGACCTCAGGAGTTGTTGGCTGAGATGTACTCGCCTGCGCTTCTGTATCTTCGGGAGACGTTATCTCAATACTGTCAGATGGATCACCCTCTACTTCGATTGTCTGTAGACCATCTGGAGTTTCAATAGTAAGAACACCGTCCTCGAATCCGCTGTATTCGCCATCTAATGCAATACCAGTAGTCGGATCTGTGTATGTGATTTTTGCTCCGTCTTCGAGGTCAGACATAACATCAGGACCTTTTTCTAGAGGACCGGGTTCTGGAGTAAACTCTTGTTCTGGATCTAGGTCTACTTGCGGTCCATCAGCAGAAGTTTTATCAATTTCGCCGTCAACCTCACTACCAGTTACACCAGAAGTTTCATCGTCAACCGCTGGACTGACTGGTTGGTCTGTGTCTGTAGATACTGTAGGAGACTCATCGCCGGGCGGAGTATTCGCTGCTGGAGGTGTCCAGTCGCCGGTATCGGTATCTGTATTATCGCCATCATCTACGCTTCCGTCTGGCATTGGCACGACAGGAGCTAATGTTCTCTCTTTAGTTGTGCCATCCTTATTCGGAGTGACTAAAGTTCCCTGTGAGGTTGGATCAATATTCTCATCTTGCCACTGTGACGTTAGGGCATCATGATTTTGATGTCCTGTACTACCAAGGGATCCATCTTCTTTAACCGGCGCCCACATTTGTCCCTGAAATTTGTACTCTTGACCATTAAAAGTAGTAGTGGAATCTTTAGGTGGTTTGCCGCTTAGGACAGGTGACGGAACTACGATATCTTCTTGTTGTAAGTCTGCTTCTACTTCTGATAAATTATCGTCATTGATATTTTCAACACCATTTGGTAGAATTTCACTAATAATGCCATCATACTGAGCATTTAGATTTTTCAGATATGCTTCTGCTTCACGAGCAGACATAGTGCCACTAGCGATTAGCTGTTTTGATAGCGCAACGGCACTATCTTTATTTGGTACTACCGGCGGAGTGACGGTTTTGACTGTATCTCTATCTCTGGCATCTAGTTCAATATTACCATCGCCTCTGCCACTGCCAACAACTGGCTGAGTGATCTTAGCAACACCACTCTTGTTATGAGTGTCGCCGTACTCATGTTCCCAGAACGCTTGATCACCAATTAGATTATCTTTTAATATCTGCTGTTCTCTTGTCTGAGCACTAACTGCCGCCCTTGCTCCTGTAAAGTTATACGGATCACCGGGGGTATCTTCGCTTGGTCTTGCTCCGTTGGCACCATCTATGCTATCATCAGGTCCCAGTGGCTGTCCATCTGGATCTTTAGGACTACCATCTGGATTATGCGTGTCGCTGAACTTCGCATCCCATGATTTTTGGTCAGTCTCAAGCTGGTTTCTGGCTTGAGTCATTCCCATGCTGAAGTCTATTTGCTGTTGTAGCATTGCTAATTCTTGAGTAGTGCCGGTATTATCCGCAGTCGGAAACGCATCTGTGTTATCTACGAGATTTGCGATATTGTCCGGAATACTGTCATTGTTTTGTCTGCTGCTAAAAAGTACTTGATCTCTGGACCACGTCTGGTTTCCTCTATCAGCGTCATTAATGAATTTAATTTGTCCTGTGCTGATATACTCTTGCTGCTGTCTTGCGTTGAGATCAGTCCATACCGGAGCTTCTAAATTGCTTTTGCCCGTAATACGAGCATCGAATTTTCTAACATCTTCTAGACTTGCCATGACATCATTAAGATCGCCCTCGCTATCAAGTCCTAGAAGAGCCGCTGTTTCTCTCAAATCTTCTTCATTTTCGAAGTTAACGATAGCCATGTTTTCGTTGGTATCAATACTAACATCGTCCATCAATTCGAGTAATCTTATTGATCTGCTATTTTTTTCTAAATCCTCTAGTGTGTATCTTACGCCATCAATCTCGACATCATCTTGTCTATAAAACCCAACTGTACTATTCATTCTTGCAAGTACTTCTGGATCAACATCGGCTGTTGTCTTTAGTCCGCGTTCTTTTACCAACTCGGCTAATCTCAGCTTTCCATTTTCGTCCACCGCATATTGTCTTAGAGTGTTTGGATCCATTTCTAGGATGTTAATCAAAGACTGTACATCTGTTTCGCCGCCCATAAAGAACTGTCGGTACATTGCTCTACCGGCTTTTTGTGCCTTATCGCCAGTGCCAATTGTATCGGCAATCATACTAGTAGCAACAGCGGCATTGCCAGCTATAATTCCGTTATACGCCGCATTGAATACACCTTCGCCCGCTGTTGTTATTTCTCCAGCTGCGTTCATAACTCCTAAGTTGGTAAGTAACTGTTCCACCCCTTCACTCACACCTTCAGCAGCAAGACCGGTTAACTTTTTTCCTGTGTATGTGACTGGCGATATTACGGCTTTTAATAATGCCGCGCCAAGATTTCTCGGCCTGATAGGACTTTTGCCATATAGTATCTTATTCTGGACAGTATCCAGAACGCCACCTGACGCAGCCACCATGTAGAATGCGTTGCTTATTGCGCTGTGTGTGATTTGTTCTCTTGCTAAATTCTCTGCTGCGCTTTCTAAATCTTCTGCGCTACCGGTAAACCCATCACCATCATTAGTCAACTGTGTTCGTGCTGCTTCTAGGGCAATTGCCCATTGTGGCTGCTGTTGTAGCCTTCCATCATCATACGCAGAATCAATACTTTTTTGAATTTCCGCGGCTGCTGCGCCGCCTGCTTCCATACCATTTAGCGCAGTACTAGCTGCTGCTCCGGCAATTGGAGATAGCATTGTCATAAGTGCGACATCTACGATTTCACTGGGCAGTTCTTCGGCCATTATGCCAAAGACGCCTTCCCAATTAGCACCGCTCATGCCTGTCATTAATAATGCCAGATCACCTAAATTATTCACTGCTCCAGCTGTTGAGTCTACGCTATCTCGGAATTTTTGATCTGTTCTATCTTTTAAGAAACTTTCGAAGTCATCCATCCACATGTCATCGTACACACGCTTGCCAGTTTCTGGATCAATACTGCTTGATGCTAATGTTGCTGGTAGAAAAATAGGCTCAACTGCGCCATTGGTGACAAAACCCAGAACATCATCTGCTACCTTGGCTGTGCCTTTGGTAACAGCGCTTGCCTGCTGAACTATACCACCAGCAGCGGTCCATGCTAAATTTTCTAATGCGCCATTTGTATCATATGGCTTGACTTCTCCATTTTCGTCTAGGAGTAACCCTGGCATACGACCGCCATCAATCCACTTTTGTTGTGCTGCTGCCGTAGCCGCTGGAACCTGACCTTCGCCTTCTCCTATCTCCATCACTCTTGGCTCAAACCATCCTTCTGGCTGAGTAAGTCTGTCTCCTGGCCCTTCTACCTGAGGGAATGGCTGACCAATCATCAGATATACATCGGCAGGAGACATAGTGATAGTTCTCGGAGCAACCGATGACTCGTTATCCGCAGAAGGCTCAGCTTCGAAAACCAATTCTGTTTCGAAGTCTTTACTTTCAGTAAGTTGATTTATAAAATCAGTAAATTTCACCAGTAGTATCCTCGCCTGGTAATGCCATTGGCAGGTCATCAACTACGACGGTTTCTTCGCCATCAATACCGTGTGGGTTAACATCTAGGTATTCCATATAATGCTTTACGCTACCGATATAATCGCTTGCTTTTGTGATTTTACTTTGAACCCATGGCTCTAAGCTATCATTGTCACTGATCATACCGTGAAGAGCAATAGCATACTTCGCAAGTTTATACAACTCACTCTTTGCCATCCATCCATCATCGTCGGTATCATCTAGAACACCTTCCATGATTTCACTTGTATAAACCACTGGTGTTTTGCCTTCTTTAAGTTCAGGCAGATGACGCTTGAGATAGCTTTTTGCTACATCAATATCTTCGAAAACCTTTACTTGTACTTTGTTAACATCACATACTACATAACCTTCAGCAATTTTCACAACTGATGGTCTAGTGATTTCTTTTTTAGTTTCAATTTTGTCTAATCTCATGGGAGTTCTCCGGGTATGTTATATATACTTATTTATCGTTCAATTTAAGATTTGTTATTAGCGATTATTGTTCTCGGCGGCGTTGCTCTTCGTGGAACAATCCTTCGATATATTTGTAATCTTTGTCGTATAATTCAACATCTTTCCTTAGCAGAGTACACCCAAATGCCGTGGGCCACACCACGCTTATTGATAGCCAATCAGTTTTACTATACACACTGTATCGACTCCATAACCAATGCTCAAATGGAATTTCTGGATTTACTAGAAAATCACTTAATAGATGCTTGTCGGTAGATGATAACTTTATTAATTCATTATCCATATTCTTTAAGAAATTATGCATCAGGTCTGGTTTTCCAATAAAACAAAAATCTCCGAAAAACGGCAGACCATTTTTAATTTTCAACCAAGGAGTAAAGATATTATCGCTAAACACTGAGTTTTTATACATATTATTAAACAACTGTAGCCATTGTCGTTCTGGGATATTATTAAATATGTTGTCTGTTCTTGTCTTGATAACAATGTCATATTCACTGAGTGGACCAGCCATTCTGGCGCCTCTTGCGCTAGCTAGATACATACCTGGAAAATTATACGCATAGTTATCGTAATTTTCTCCTTGATAGCATACCAGATGCCGAATGTTCTCGGATGTTAGATCCCAGTCTGTGGCATCAGCGTTTGCCTGCCTAACTTGATGTCTATGACTATGAAACGCCTCGTCGTAGTTGCCAATTTCAAACTTTACTGGATCATATGCGTTAACAATTCGGTCGGCAAGATCATCTGACCCATCGTCCCACAAATAAACATAATAATCTACTTTTAGATTACCACAGGTTTTCGGAAAAACCTTTTCTCTATTCCAGAATCCTGACTGCTGTACGTGCCTAGCTTGTCCCGTAATTAGTACAGCTATTCTCATTTGTGCGTGCCTTTTATCCTATAGGTAGTTCAGTGTCTGGCGTATGAAAGTTTTTCTTACGCATTACTGTTTTTGCAACCAAGTCCAATTCTTTATTATTATTGTCCCAGTTTAACACAAACGGTACATTAACGTCACTGCGCATGTCTTTGATAACAGCCTCGGCATCTGGACCCATCTGTGCGATTTGCTTTCCATACTTAGTATAAGCGTCTTTGAACAAAATAGCAAGCTCTTTTAACGTGATTTGTTGTTTATTTCGTGTATCATTCGCTCTGTCCAAGAAGTGCCTGGTGAACTCAACGTCCATGCCAAGATTCTTAAACAACGCATCAAGATACTCTTCTAACTTGTTTAGCATAATCTGTGTGATTTCTTTAGCATTTGCTTCATCTTCTGTGACTGAGAATTCATCACGATACATTTTCTCTAATTCTTTTGGGTTAAATCCAAACTCACGAGAAATTTGAAATGCGTAGCCGCCAATGCCCTGTCGGTTACCGTCCGAACTCACTAGATCATGTAATGATTGTAACATACTGTTAATAAATCGCTGTTTTTGCGCAGCATTTAATTTATTAATCAGTTCATCTTTACTGATGGCTTCTGATAGTTCTGGAATATTATTTTCGATAAGTTCTGATAGTTTCATAGTCATTGTCCTTAGCCGTGTTCAAATCTTGCTGCTGATTGTGGTACATTATTGATGTTCTCACAATACTGTTTCCAGTAAGCATTTCTTTCGTTAGTACTCGCTCTGCGGTCCTCGTGCTCTTTACATTTCTTTATATAATGTACCCTATCTATTGTCATTATTTAACTCCAATATTTTGGCAAGTTCTCTGATCTTGTCACTTGCGTATGTTTCAAAGTAACGAGGAGCAAACATGTGAACAAGTATCGCTAGTTCTGCTTTTTTAAGTTCGACTAGGAACCCAAAGGCAAACTTAAAATGTTGCCACCGTGACATATTTACATCTTCCAGATGTGATTTGCATTTCTTACTGAACATTATAATTCCTTCATCAACTTACTAAGACGTGGTTTGAATAATTTCTGATCGCCTTTGGTAGTCTTCAATACTGGTTGATTATGGTCATCTTTGCTAAAGCCTTTGACTTCTGCTTTACGGTTCTTAAACTTACCAACCATCACTTCGTCGCCCACACTAATCTTTGGTAGCGTTAGTGTGTCTTCTGCTTCTGCTACTGTTGATTCAGACTTGGATGCGTCAGAGTAATCAACGACCTTCTTGCCATTATTATCCCATGCGCTCATTTTCATGACTTGTTCTTTGGCATACCATTTAGGACTATATGTCTCGTGCCATTCCCAATTTTCACTTTGTGGATCCCATTCAAACACTAACCATGCGCCTTTGTGACCGATGTCGCCAGTTTTCATATTCGTATCATAAAACTTTTCAATACGAAATTTACGAGTAGGAAAGGCAATCTCCATCTCTCCGTCATTGCCAACTCTTTTCCATCTCGGCATTGCGTTGGTTGTTGCTTCCGCTACACTTTCATTATACTCCGCAGGTATCTCACCATTTGGTCCTAGTTTGCCGTCGTCTAGTGCGTCAAAATAACCAGCTGGGCGCTCTACTGGTTTAGGATTTACCAAGTTAAAGAATTCGGTAGTGTCGTTGCCTGTACTACTTTGCTGTAAACTCCAGCCTAGCTGACTAGCAAGTTTTTTAGCAAATCTCGAATACAGTCTTGCTCTGCCGTCACTAGCATGTTCTTCTTTATTAGCAGCAAAATCAAAAGCTTCTACATGTTCAATGCCTACTACACTGATCCACTTATTCATCATTGCAACTACAGTAGCAAATACTCTAAACTGGTCGCCAGCATCTGTTTTGCCCATTTCATTTCCAATTGCAAAATCAATACTAAAGTCATCATATCCACCATCAAACTCCATAACTAACTCGCCGTTTGGTGTTTGCGCTTTTGCAAAATAGGTGTTGTCCGTATTTGGGCCACTTAATTTGAATGGATAGGGATTGTCCAATGCTTCTGTAACTGTTGCTTCTTGTACTTTTTTGACCAGTGTAAAGTCATCTCTGTTGCCAGCATCTTGTACATCAACTGTATATCCTAAACCACCTGCAAAACGCTGTACTATTTTTTGATACAAGTTTGTTCTACTGTTGCCAGCATCTTTAGCGGCATCAAAGTAAATCTCTTTTGGTGAGTGATCTTGGATAAACTTCTTTAGCATTGCAAGCACTGTAGTCATTGTGCGTTGTCCGTCGCCTTTGCCTGTTAAGTCGTATGTGGTGTTATTGGGAGTGTCTGCATTTGCTGTTTTAAAATCTATACCCCAGCCAGTGTCAACATTTGTTGCTAGGAAAGAAATAATTATGTTATTATCTGTTACTGCTTGCGCTTGCCATCTGTTATTATTGTTTTCAGTGACTTTAAACTTATATGGATTGTCAAATGCTTCGTTAAATGCTGTAGTTGCTGCGGCGTTAGCACTTGCGCCCTTGGGGTGTTTTGGATTAATGCCAACAACTTCACCATTCATTAGTTCACTGATATTAGCACTCTTGCTAATCTTATCTAGTAACTTATGTAGCTTGTCATCTGCGTCATATCCGTTAGTTTCGTATCCTGCTTTGCCACGAACCTCAGTACGTTTGCCAGTTACTGTATCAGTAATGTTTAACACCATCATATCAGTGTCACGCTCTAACTGTAGCTTATAACCTTCGTTGATGCCTTCGTTCGTTTGTGGGTAGCGGATCATTGTTTCTCTAAAGCGGAAGTCTTTGTTGCGACCTTTGTTTGGTACAAAACCAAAACGCTTGTAAAACTTGATTAATCTATTCTTGTTTCCACCGAATGCGTCATCTGGTGTTAGCGCAATAACTGCGCCTTCCCTATCCATTCTATCAACAATGTCTTGCATTGCTTGAGTACCCTGACCAGCATTACGCTCATCGCCTGATACTTCAATCTTAGATAGTGTATAGCCTTTTTCAGCATCGCCATATAGTGATACTTCTACTTCTTCATTTAATGATTCTTTCAAGTATGGTAAACTAAACCACAACTTAAACCATTCAGGAGTACCAGGCTCGACATTCTTTTCACGTTCAATATCATGAATGCGCTTGCTTGTGTAGCTGATATTTTCTGCTATTTCGTTAATCTTCATAGCTTGTTCTCCCATAATGGTCCGTTAACTACCACGTCATCCTGGCTAATCAGATGCTTCTTTATAAACGATTCTATCTCGGGTGTCAAGTGTCTCGCACGATTAACACTGTTGCTATTGAAAAATAAATGTACTTCAACCGACTCATCACCGAATGCTTTCATAATAGCCAACATACGATTGCGTCCTTCATGTCCAGTAACTTGTGCTGGTTCATCTGTTCCATCAACTTTAATAGATAGAAACGGACTAGCAATAGATCCACCATTTTTAATATAGTCAATCATTTCGTCTTTTGGTTCTCTGCCTAGTTTAGATGCCAACGCAATAAATGTACTGGGCTTCATCTTAACACGCATACCAAAGTAGTCTACCTGGGCGTTATTAGGTGTTGCGCCTCTGCCGTCTTTGTTATCAATGTTAACACTTTCATTCGTCATGCCTAGATTAAATGCCGTATTTGGACTAGCACCGGGAACACCAAGTGGCTTGGGTTTGCCATTGCCACCAAAGAACTTTTTGGCTTGACGTTCTGTTTCGCCAGGCTTAACATCTACCGTGGTGTTAACGCCTTTTACAATACGCCCATCTTCATTTATGATATCAGTTATCTTCATAGTGATATTTATGCCTTCTTCGTCACTGATGGCAACGCGGCGATAAGATTTGGTTTATCTTTTGGCGTTGCTCTCGCTAAAGTAGGCGATGGCGCTGGAGAAGATAATGCCGGATCATTCAATACTGGACCCATTGGAGCAGATGCCGGAGGAGTAACCGGAGTAACTGGCTGTGGTGCTGCTACTGGTGCTGCCGGAGTAACTGGTTTTGGTGCTGCCGGAGTAACTGGTTTTGGTGCTGCTACTGGCGGAGTAACTGGTTTTGGTGCTGCCGGAGTAACTGGTTTTGGTGCTGCTACTGGCGGAGTAACTGGTTTTGGTGCTGCTACTGGCGGAGTAGTCGGAGTAGATACGGGCGGAGTAGTCATGGGTGTTGCTCCTTTAGTATCAAATCTTTTCGTGGGTATTGTCGGAGGAGTAGACGCTAATGCACCAGCCTTTGGGGCGATTGTCGCTGGCGCTGTGCCGCCTGTTGCTACAGATGACCCTGGTCCACTGTATGATGGAGGAGTAGATGCCAATGCGCCTGCTTTTGCTATTGTCGGCGATGTCGTGACACTTGGAGTATCTAACGCACCTGCTGTCGGGGTACTCGGCGTGGCAGGAGTAACTGGCGTTGTTGTCGCCTGGGACGTAAAGATATTCTTCATCGCTCCGATTGTTTGATTGCCTGCTATCGCATCCTGCTGTAATCCAAAGTCGCTCTGAAATTGTTTTACTGCTGCTGCGGTATTTTTACCATATCTGCCATCGGCTCCTGTACTACCAATATCATAGCCCAGCGATGTCAGCCCCTGTTGTAAATTTGTTACATTTGGGCCACTGGAGCCTTGTTTCATATTGAAATTACTTGTGCCTACTTTTCCCAATGTTCCGATACTAGCGGTACTGCGGTCAATCGCGGTAGTAGGAGCAGTGAATAATGGAGGCTTGGTGATTGGTGCGACGGTTGGTGACGGAGTAAAGGATGCTGGCTTAGGATCTAACGCGCCAGCCTGTGTACTAAAATCGGTCATTGTGTTGCTTGGTCCAGTGAGACTAGCATACTGTGTGTTGTTCGGCATTGGTGAACCAGATGGGTCGAATGGCTCCGCCTTTAGTGATGTATCAAGAATATTGGCAAAGTCGCTTCTGTTTTTTAATCCGGCGGATCTGTATTGTGGATCATTTAGTCTCCATCTGATATAGTCGTTGCCCAATACATTAGTGGCAGTAGCATCATCAATATTAGGATTATTCAAGAATTCATTCTTTGTGTCGGCATATGACGGATTATTTTCAATTTCGCTGCGAACAAATCCAGCCTGTGCGTCTAGTGTTGCCTGCCCTGGTATCATATTACCAGTATCGTCTAATACGCCAGCGTTTCCTAAAAAGTTCATAAGCTCGGGTTTGCGATCCCCCTGCCAACTAATCATTCCCACATTTTGTGCGTTATTTGCTGGATCACTGTGTGTGCCATAAATTAAATCAGCGTTCATTGAATTTTCTCTGCCTACCTCAGCAGTAAATGCTCTAGCTTGAGCATCGCTAAATCCATTATTTCTGAATGCGTTGTATATACCACGAGCCATAGATTGCTGCCGCGCTGTTCCTGCTTCACTGAGTAATTCGTGTAGTCTCATATTATCTTCCTTGAGTTAACATTGTCATTAGCTGTAATAGGACATGTGGCGATAGTGTTTTTCTAGCAGCGCCCAATGATGATATCGCATTGCGAATCTGGTCAGCATATTCTGGAGTAAATTGTTGCTTGCTTTCCATGTCGTTAACAAAATTTAATATTGCGTTAGCGTCTATTGGCATTATCTCTTCTTGTGGTTGAGGAGCTTGTGCCATTGGTTGTTCTTCAGCTTCAGTATGTACTTCTGGATGTAACGCCTGTCCACTAATATCTTTGAATGGCACATTTGCTCTTGTCAATATCGC